GTTTCCTGTTTTTAGGGTTGTAGAGATTGTTTACTTGGGGGGTGAACATAATCCATACTCATAATTCAGTCTATCTTTTTTGATTTCTTTTTCATTATTTATATGATACTCCTTATCGACAAAGCCATCTTTATTTGTACCTCTTAAGTGTGGTTGCCACCAATATAAACCGGTGTGTTTACCAAATAATTTATTATCTTCCATGTATTGTTTGAAATGACCGCGCTGAAAATGCAATCGCTGATGAATATCTGAACTCACAATTGGGCCTATTCTTTTTTTACCACCGCATGATAAATCCACATTTAAAACATGGTATGAGTATAATGGTAGAAGCCCTTTTTTAATTCTCTTTTTGTTTACTTTTTCAGGACGTTGTATTTCTTCTGTTGATATATTTTTACAGTTTAACAACATTAGAAATGAACCAAGAAATGGAACATCGTATAAAACCCCGTCGTCAAACCTTGTTGGTTTCTTTCCAAATGGTATATTACATACATTACTATTGTATTGTTCATAATTTTTTGATACAATTTCAAGATTTGTATCATTATTATATATACTTTTTGATTTTATAATGTTTAAATCATTTGAATTAAGTAACGATCCTACTTTTACGACTGAAAAACTTGGAATTACAGTAAATAAATCATAAGATATGTTTTTTACGATAGAATAAACTAATATTATTTCGTTGTTTAATTGATGACATAATAAAACACATTTACCATTTTTATCTAATTTGCCAGAATCGTCCACTTTATCATAGTGCTCAAAAATAGTATATTCAAACGGCAGTCTATTAGCAGTATTTTTACTCATAAACCACCCTAACTTTTCTTTAATCTCAATATTTTCTAATGATTGTGTATTAATATCTCCAATGTGGAAAACAATGCTTTTTTGTATCATATTTTTAATAAAAATTATTTCGGTATCTTTTAAAAGGAGCGTTACCAAATTATTTTTACTGCTGCACAAATCTCCCAATATCTCATGTTTCCACATACACTATCTCCTGTTGATAATCCCTGACATTTAAAGTGCAAGGCCGGTCAGGTTCCGGCCGTTCGGGAGCTAACCTATGCACTTGTTCAATAATTCAACCTCATCCCTTCTCAATCGGAAATGCTGTTTTTTCTGATATAGTTTCCACCCCGTTTAGAAAACTATCTATATCAATCTTTCTGACTATATAATTTCTACCGTTATGAATAACCTGAACATCGCAACAACTCTTGTATGATATAGCAAAGGCATCAACAATCGCCTGTTCTAATGTAGCGCCGAAGTTAGCATTGATAACAATTTTACATATATGACTATTCTCCATTTAATGCCTCCTTTTGTTATTTATTATTATTCAATCGGATACCCGTCCAACCCAATTTTTTTAATCACCTTCCCGCTCTTCTCGAACGCCTGTTTAACAGAATCATGGCACTGTTTGCAGAGTGATTGAAACGGGCCGTTCCAGAACTTGACCATGTTCCCGCGGTGCGGTTCGATGTGATCGCAAACCATATCACGAGAATTCATTACCCTTCCACATATTGCGCACTCTGGATATTTAGCAATTTGATATGCCCTTATCTTTCTCCACCTTGGAGTACGGTATAGGTGGCTATACTTTCCGGCGCGTTCTCTGTGAATATCGGGTTCGTGATACGGTTTATACGTTTTTGATTTTTTAGGCATCGGTATTCTTAATTGGTTTTCCGTCGAGGTATTGACCTGGCTCTTCGCAGTCATCATTTTTTTTACTATCATTCATAACGTAATCGATAAGCTCTTGGTTCGATACCGCAAGCGCGTTGATGGCGATGGTAAGATCCTCGATTAATTTGCAGAGTTTTTCAAATTGTGGATCGGTCATTGTTTATTACCCCGCAATTTGAAACGCCGGTGCCAACAGCGTTGAGGATAATTCGCGTCGTATGTCTTCGATGCATCTACTATCGAAACAAAATTAAGGCGCTTGTCTCCTGGTTTCAGGTTCGACAGTTCGCACTCACCGAGAGTATTCTGCGGACAGTTTTCAATACTGCATACCATCTTATCCTCCAATCAATACCGTTGCCCCCTTTCCCCCAAATATTATTAGGGTTAGGGGGGAGTGTTGCCTGGCTGCAATCGTCACCACTGCCGGGTTATCCGGGGGCGTCGCGGCGGTTAGTATCCGGTCGCCTGCTGCTGGTGTACAGTCACGTGCGGCAGGGCGTTAATGTTGTGACCTGTCATTCAGTCACCCACCCGATGATATTAGATTCTATCATCAATGCCGCACTCCCTATAAAACAAAAACGGGCCGCCGTTACCGGACAGCCCGCGACTCGATGCACTATTGTCGCCCGGTGTTGCAACATCTCGCAGCGCCACCCGGGCCGGTAATCCAGACGTTTCATGCATCGATATTATCCTCATATCGCATCATATCGCAATAATTACTGCCTGGATCAGCATTGATCTCACATTTTACCGCGACATTACCGTGACCGCATTTAGCGCATTCCGGGCAATCTATATTGGAGGCTATTTTTAGAAGTTCCTTAACCTCATCGAATTTTAAAATATCTCCCTTTTGACGTACCTTAAGCGCCGGAGTGGCATATCCGTTCTCATCCCTGCGTATAACCATCGTGTATCTTTTAAATTTCGGCATACAATAAATACCTCAAATAAAAAATACCCCGCACTGTGTGATCATGCGGGGCAGATCCAATATACCATGCCGAAACTGAAGCATGGCTGACGCAATCCGGGTGCAGCTCGACCGTCTACGGCACACTCCTGAACACCGACTCCTCTGCACTCGCGTCGGTTGGTAATCCTCTCGTAATTGCGCCATCTTTGTCCTATCTAAGGATTTTCCTAAATAAAAAACCGGTATTGTATTTAACCTTCCCTCCCCCACTGCGACGAAAGGGAGGGCGAAACACAATACCGGTCTGTTTGTCTTTTCCCGGTGTCGCAGTGTATTTCAACGAACAAAATCCCTATAAACATACATCCGTTTCCCAGCCGATGCAAGATATTTTTTATTTGAGACAAAAAAAGCCCTGTCCGGAGACAGGGCATAAAATTAAAAATGTCCAAAATCTCTAAATATCTAACCTTCAGCTACCTTTGCGTATCATGTAGCACATATGTGCCCTCCTCCAGGAATCACCCTGTCACAGTTAAGTTTCGGCCAAAATATAACTGAATAAAATTATGCATACGGAAGTAATATAATAAAAATTCTGGCATGAAGCTACTTTTTTCAACCTGTAAAAAATCCCGACTTTGGGACTATATTTTTTTATCTTGTATCGTATACGTTTTAGTTGTATATTATAAAGGAAAGGAGAATAAACATGCATACGGTAAAAATGTGGACTGCAGCGGAAATGGGACGAAAGGGTGGGAAAATAAGTCGTCGAATACTTACTCCGGAACAAGCCAGGGAAATGGTAAGAATACGCGAAGAGCTCAAACGAGCAAAAACAGCCTCAAATAATCCAAATATTGTGCAATAATCTGAATACGCTTTTTTAAAATAATCCTTGCATCGTAAACGATTATGTTGTATATTATAGGTATAACCAAAACAACCAACCGAGGAGGAACAGATGAATAGATTAACATGGCAAAACGGGTATGAATGTCACTACGGAGATACCACAGTAGTGATATCCACCAACGTGGATCTTGACGACGATTACGATTGGCCGCGCACTCACAAGGCTCTTACTCGCGAGGGGCGGTCCATCCGTGTTATTATCAATCATGACGCGACGGGAACAGCCACGCCAGGTACTGGTGATACTGTTGTGCGGTCAATCCCACGAGGCTGGACCGTCGGCGATCGAGATTTTGCGGCATAAGGTCGAAACGGGCAAACGCCCGTATGCCGGTTAATCCGGTACTGACGAGACCAAATCAACCAACCAGGAGGACAGAATGAGAGCTACCGCAGTTGTAAAAGCGAAAAATGGCGTAATGGGATTCACACTATTTCTGAACGATTCTGAATATGGTCATTATCCCTGCGATGATGGGCGGTTTCAAGAATCGATGAATGCGGCATTATCTGACGCTGCCGATTATGGATATACCGAGATATCGTTTATTGATGGATAACCCACCCACCCCGCCCCGGCAACGGGGCATCACCGAGGAGGAAATATGACAATAACAATGAATTGCCCGGTATGCGACTCGGGAGAGTTCACGGTAGAACTGCCGGAACTCAAATTAGAATTAATTGCTCACGAAACAGAAACGGTATCGAAAGCAGAATTTCAGTGCCCGGAATGCGGAAAGCTTTTTTGGATAACAGGGTAATCAGGAGGCGTGCAAATGACACAACCAACCGACATTTGCCCCTACTGTCGCCAGTCGTATACGGATTGGGACGAGCACAAAGCCCACTGCCACGAGCTGCGGCGGATGCGGTCGTTCAGCTACCCAAGCTTACGGCAACGTGAACCGGAGAGCACGACAGAACGGCTTCGTAAAATCCGGCAATACGCCGGGAACATAGAGAAAAACCTTGGATTTATCCACGAGGGAAATAATGACATCGGATAACGCTATCACCCTGGCTAAATCCCTGGCAAACTCAACCGGGCACTCATGGTGGTTGATCACCTTCGTGTTTGATGATAAACTATACCGGCACGTCCGGCGTTTTCCGGACCTGTCGGATTATCCGAAACTGGTTGTTGTGAATGAAATTAAACCCGATAAGGAGGGGACAGATGCAATTCCTCATTGATAACTTCTATCTGATTTTTTCTTTGTGCTTGATCATCATTGCCGTGGTTTTACTGTTTCTATCGTTTCACCGGCCGTCGATACAGTGCCGGTTTTGCAACAAAAAAATGTCCGCCCATGATTTCGAGCTTCATTTCTGCAAAGAGAAGTACATCGAGTTAAGCAAATCAGTAGCGAAAAAAAGCGGAGGGACTGTCCATTCGGTGATGTTCTTTAACACAAGAACAGGATGGAAACCATGATAATGCACTCAATTGCTAAACCTCGGCCGGAAATCCCGAAAAGGGTTAGAAACGCTGAAAAGATGCTGAAAATCCTGTATCCTGGTCTATACGCAGATCGCCGGGTATCGAAACTGTCAGCACATGGATGAATTGCACTTTGAAAAATTAAAAATCTTATGCGCCAGATACGGATGGTGGCATCATATCAAGGATTATATTTTTCCATTCTGCGGTTTCCCGAAATCCGGACCGGAGGAAGCGCCGGCGCCGAAGGAAAAACTGATGCACCGCATTAAAATCTCGAATTCCTCAGTCAGTTACGCCCGCCGATCCCACCGGAGCGGGCGGTCATGAGATCCGGGAAAATAACCGATCGTGCAGCACTGCGATATCTCCGCAGGATGGAGCGGGGATATGATATCCGTCCATGGTATATAATATGGGGGATTCTCCTCGCTGCTGCCGCGGGGTGGCTATTCATATTTGGGTTCATTTGGAGGATGTTATGAAAGATTTCATCATTATCGGCGGTTCGATTCTGTTTTGCTTGGCACTGGCAATTATAGCCAGCTACCGGGAGTTTAAAAACGCCCCTTTCCAGTGCCAGAAATGCGGGAAGATTTTTAAAAAATCCGAGTGGCTTGAATACTCGAACCATGTCAGGAGTTGCAATGGATAATTGGAAATCTTTTAAAATGCCGTTCGGAAAATATTCCGGCGATACGATGTATATTATTTATATCAATGATTTTTCTTACATCGAATATCTTGATACACTTAATTTGCATCCGGATATTAGGGCAGCTGTGGACGCTGCCATTGAGCATAAAAATAAAACAGATCCATGGAGTAAATAATTCCCCCGCCGGGTGAGTGGTTACTTCGGGCCGGTCGGTGGTCCTCCACGGTGTCGGCCGGCCACCGGCGGGAATTATATAAAAGAAAGGAACGTTATGGATAATTGTATCGCCCGCCGGATTTTGATTACTGAAACGAAGTATGTTGCCCAAAAAAACGATGGCTCTATTATAGACCGATTCAAAGCTGCAAAGGAGGTCGCCAAATCGCACTGGCTCGTTACTAATGAGGACGACCGCTTTCGTGGAGCCATTGGTGGAGTCATGATGTCTTACGGCGAAGGGACGCCTGAGTATGAACGCATTGAGAAAGAGATGCGCATGCTCAACCAGTTCTCCGCCATGATGCAAGCGGCCAAGGCCGGTTTATCAGTACAAGCGCCTGATACAGAAGACGGATTTGAACCGATAGGACTATTGAAACTATGGCGCGAGGAATAAGCCACCGGCGGGAATTTTGAGAGAGGAGATATTATGGACGTTTATGATGTAGTTAAAAAGCTTCTTGGCCCAATAGAACCAATTGGGGATTCCGGTATTGACGAAAAACGGTTTTCCAACCTGATCGAAACTGAAAAGCTGGTTAATCAACTTTTATTCGACATATCACAAGTAGCTTCATACAAAGATTGCCCTGAACATTCTCGTAAAATCGCAGGCGAACGGGCTGAACAATTTTTGAAGGATATCAAGGAGGAATGAACGATGTTCCCAGAACTTAAACTTTCATGTTCAGACAGTTTCATCGAGCTCCAGGCGCTAATGACCAAGCGTGACGGCATGGTAGCTGAAAACATATACCTGGAGCATGCCGGTGATATGCCTATTTACGGTAAGCAGAATTTCGACATCATTGCCGAAAAAATGCGGGCGTTGAAGGAGGTAAACAATGGCGATGTATAGAAAGCCTAAAGCATGGCAACTTGACTACGATAAAGCCTATGTCCGGAAACGTGGCTATGTGTGGTTCTCACTCGGCGTCTTTCGTTGGATTCCTACCACAAACCAGAAACGCCTTAAACGCGGCCCGATAATCATGTTGTTTTCTTGTGTGACCAACGAGGCGGAACAATTCATACGCTGCCTCGAACGGGCGGAGAAAAATCCGCATTGCGGGGGAAAATGATTAAACCAGAGCAAATAATGCCATGCGCTTTCATAGTGCAATACCTGATTGCATCGGTGATCTATTTCTGCCGTGGAAATATCATTCAAGGCGTTTACTGGATAGCGGCGAGCGTTCTAACCTTTTGCGTGACGTTCCGATGAAACCATACTATCAGGATTCAGCGGTAACTATATACCATGGTGATTGTCGTGAGATATTGCCGGATCTTGGCCGATTTGATTTGCTGCTTACGGATCCTCCTTATGGCTTGAATATGTCCGGTGGCACGTGGGGCAAAAAAATGGATACAGTATATCAGAAGTGGGATAGCAAGCCAGCAGACATTGCTCACCTTTTTCAATTTTCAGAAAAGGCAATAGTTTGGGGTGGTAATTACTTTACTCTTCCGCCGTCTCGGTGTTGGCTTGTTTGGAAAAAGCCGTTTTTCCCTACAATGGCAGACTGTGAGATGGCATGGACTAATTTTGATGCAAACTCAAGAGTAAAAGAGCTTGGTCGCAGTCCTGACGGTAAACAGTTTCACCCTACACAAAAGCCGGTCGCTCTAATGTCGTGGTGTATCGGGATCGCTGGTGATGTGGAAAATATTCTCGACCCTTTCATGGGAAGCGGCACCACTCTCCGTGCGGCAAAGGATCTAAACCGTAAGGCAATCGGGATCGAAATCGAAGAAAAATACTGCGAGATCGCAGCACAACGAATGTGCCAGGAAGTTTTGGAATTATGATCTTCCCCGTTGACTTCCACCGGGAACGGTGGTATATTAGGGTTATGGTTCGCGAAATCAATTTGAAAAAATAACTCCCCCGGCAACCGAACCTCCACGGTACGGCGTCTTGTGGTTTTCTTCGCGGACCATCACAGGGCAGCCGAGGGGCTTTTTTAGGGTTATCGATGCCAAGACCAAAAAAGGAAGGGCTTGATTATTTTCCGCTCGATACAACCTTCGATCAGAAAATGAACGCCTTCTTATCGATACATGGGAAAGATGGTTTTACTTGGATAATTCAGTTATGGAGAGAAGCATACAAATCATCGATCGGAGTAGTGAAACTTCGGGGTATTTTCGGCGAAGTATTGGCGAAAAACTCCTGGACAACAACTGAAAATCAAGAAATTATGCTAAAATCAGCACTTGAACTCGATCTACTGAAAGAAACAGATGAGGGCATCACATCAAATGGTATCCAGAAAAGAATTGCATCTGTTTCAAATGATCGTGAAAAAGCCCTTCTAAGATACTTTAAAGGAAAAGAAAAGAAGAGTAAAGAAAAGAAGAGTAGAGTAAAGGATTTCGGGCATACTTCGGAGAAGTATTCTTGGAAGATAAGATGTTCTACTTTCGAGGATTACCAGAAATGGGAACAAGAGGAGTATGAAAAAATAATTTCAGATTCAGCGTGGATTCAGGGGAGAATTGAATTCCATGGAAAATTGAATATACTCCTTTCCATCAAAAAAGCCCACATCGATTACTGGTCTACCAAGGAAGGTTGGAAAAAAATAAAATCCCGCAAAGGTGAATCAATAGATTGGCGGGCAACCTGGGCGAACGCTCTTACCATGAAATCTAATCAGGTATGGCTTAAAGATGGTGAATCAAACGTATCGACCGATCCTTCCCACCGGGTGATGAACTGATGGAAAACTTGGAACGAATACCGCCACAGGCGCTCGACGTTGAGCGTACAATTTTAGGCTCAATGCTGATAGACAAAAAATGTTGCGCCGTTGCCTTTGATTTACTCAATACCGGCAGTTTTTATGTCGACGCAAACCGGAAAATATTTAATGCAATGAAGGATCTTTTCATTAAATCACAGCCTATTGATATAATTTCTGTAGTCGACAAGCTTGAAAAAATGGGACAGCTGGATTCAATCGGAGGGCCTTCTTATATCGGAGAGATTTCAGAAGCGATAGCCACGTTTGAAAATATCGAATATTATTCTAAAATCCTTCTGGAAAAACAGCAGCGCCGGGAAATTATTGAAACCGCGAGTAACGCCATAAACGCCTGTTACAGCGATGATGAGTCGGAGGCCGGGGAAATCTCTTCTCGGCTGGTTTCCGGACTCCTGCAGGCGGGGAACGAAGCCAAGGGGGAAATTAAGCGGGTAGGAGAATTTCTATCCGACGAATTTACCCGACTTCACGTTGTTTGTAATTCCGGGAAGTCGAATGCTTTCATCACAACCGGGATACGCACGATCGATGAAAATATGATAATTGAGCAGCATGATTATATCATAATCGGCGCACGTCCATCCAACGGAAAATCTTCTCTCGCAGGTTGTATTGCCCGGCATCTCGGGAAAGAAGGGAAGATTGTTCTTAAAATCACCCTTGACTCTACTTCACGCAATGAAGTGTCCCGGGATCTCTTTTCAGAATCCCGAGTGAACCTTCACGATTTTAACCGCGGATTCGGAACCAAACGCGATTTAGGACGGCTACAGGTTGGCGCCGGACCACTCTATGAAATGCCGGTTTATATCGACGATCCGGCAAAAATCACCCCGGCACAGATTTACGCGAAAGCCCTGCAGGTTAAATATAAAACCGGTGGGCTTCACCTGGTGATATTCGATTACATTCAACAGGCGGATTCAGACATCCAGCGCATGAAGCGGAACGAACAGATAAGCTCGGTTTCAAGAGCATTGAAAGCGCTTCCGAAACAAATAGGTTGCCCGGTTATCGCATTGTCTCAATTGGCGAGATATACCGACGAGGAGAAAAACCCGCCCACCCTTCGAATGTTGAAAGAATCCGGCGACCTTGAGGCTGATGTGAATATTGCTATCCTTCTCTATTTTCCTGAAAGGTATAATACATCAGCAGAAAAAAATATGCTCCAATTCATAATTGCAAAGAATAAGAACGGTTCTATTGGAACATACAAGCTTAACTTTTTAAAGGAATATTATTTGATTACCGATCGAGAGGAAAAACATGGAGAACCAAGCGTATACCAAACAGCCGGAGAATAATAAGTATCACCCTGAAACATGGCCGCGAAAACCGAACGGTAAAATCGATTACGACGCATGGATTCAGCGTATAATGGCAATATGGCCCGAACCTAAACCTAAAATCAACCGCGATCTGACAAAGGTGTTCTGATGAAAGTAATGATACTGAAAAACCCAGGCAGGCCGACAATTTGGTATAATGGTAAAATCGGGAGAATTTTTGATGTCGTTGATTACGATAAGGAACACTATAAAGTAAAAAATAAAAAATTGTTTATCCGAAAATGTAACTGTTCGGAGTACGGTAGAATGAAACTGTTCAAGAAAACGCTCGATTTCAAGCTGTTCGGCGTCCGGGTGCTAGCCATGCTCTCAACGTATCAGTATAAATACAAGGCATTAATCATGTTCTCCACCCACCGTTACGGTTACAAGCGCGGGGAGAAGCGGGAACCGGCGCCGGATGCCAGCCAGACTAATTCGTTCACTGAAAACGATTCGGACTTTTTAACGTCACCAATAATTAAGGAGGAAGCATTATGATTTACAAATTAACAGTCAGCAGGCCGACAAGAAAAGGTTCCATGGTGCTGGTTGAAAGAGTAGTACAAAGCGACGCAAGCCAGCCGGAACTTTACGGTAAATTCTTAAATGATTATACTGGATTTAACATATCAGTTACCGAGATAGAAAAGATTGAGGTGGTTGATATCCCGACAAAACAAACATCGGTAACGATAAACGCTAAGAAGCCTGAGGTAATTAATTCCATTGATATAAGAGTTAATTATAACGACAAAGAAAGAGAGCTTCTCTGTAAGTATAAAGAGTGTATTACAAACGCATTATCTATTAAGCACAATTTAGTAGAAATGGTAAAAATGCGATATGAGGAAAAGTATAACTATTTAGGGTATACTCATATGGTTGACCTTTGTCTATCAAGTGACTATCCCTCTCCTAAAATAAATGTACGTCTCTATGAGCCTATCAAGGAAATTGAAAAGAAAATATCTGAGGCCGGAGAAATTGAAACGCAGGAGTCAAATAATGTCGGCTGAACTTGAGGATTACGAAAAAGTTAAAAATGATATCGATGATCTCGTCGGCGAAACGTTTGAAGATATGGGAATCGACGAGGATGATATCGACGGTCTCGATGAAGACGAGGATCACGGTCAATAGAAAAGGAAGAATATCATGGTATTGAATTACGAAACTGACGAAGGAAAGATTCTTTCTGCAATTAATATCGCTCTTGGTGGCGATTGGTGGGAAGATTTATCAGAAGAGGCACAAGAAAGGATTCATGACGCTTTATATCAGGTGATGAACACAGTTAAAAAGGAAGCTTCTGATGTTAAAATTGGTGGTCACAGTTATTTACATACACCTAAAGACTGTAAAGAATGCCCTGTCAAGGTATGCAGGATTGATGATACTTACGGATCGGTAATTTGCCATGCAACACTATTTCGACATTTATGCAATATTAAGGATGATAAATACTCCCCGGTACGCCTCGACAAGGACATCCCGAAAGGTGGACCAGAAGGCTATCAGGCCGGGGAATAATTTTAAAGGAGGAACGGATGGATGAGGAAGTGAAACATTGCCCAGAGTGCGGGGCTGTTTGGGATACTGAACATAACCGATGTACTGCAAATTGTCAATCAACAGAAAGGTTCGATTATGAGCAAACTAAAAGCTAAAAAGCCGGAAGAAGTAAAACAGGGAAAAGCAAAAGGTCTTATTTTTGGAGCAAGCGGAGTGGGTAAAACGTTTTTTGCGCTTACCTTTCCAACCCCTTACTATATCGACACCGAAGGGGGAGCTGATGGCATAGAGTACCAGAAACGTCTCAAAGCGGCGGGAGGCGCGTACATGGGACCGGAAGAAGGGGCGCTTGACCTTTCGGCGATCGTTACCGAAATGCAGACTCTTGCCACCGAAAAACATGGCTACCATACATTGGTGATCGATTCGATTACGAAAGCGTATCAAACCTGTATCGCTAATGAAGCAGAGCGTCTTGGTGAACGTGATGTTTTTGGCGCGTCAAAAAAACCGGCTATTGCACAAATGAGACGCCTCGTCAATTGGTGCATGAAGCTTGACATGAATATCTGGTTTATCGCGCATGAAACATCGGAATGGGGAGTAAATCCAAAAACAGGACAGCGGGAAGAAATAGGCAAGTGTCCAGACGTGTGGGATAAACTCGTTTATGAGCTTGATCTGGGGCTTCGTATTATTCGCAGAGGAACAGGTTTCCCGGCTATTGCCTTTGTTGCTAAATCCAGGCTTCCAGGCTTTCAAGATGGAACAACATTTCCTCTTGAATATGCTGAATTTTCAGCACGGTATGGTAAGGATTCCATTGAATCGGAAACATCACAAATAATCCTTGCCACAAAAGAACAAGTTGAGGAGATTGAAAGAATCGTTTCCGTTTTAAAAATAAAGGAAGAAGAAACGGAAAAAATCCTCACAAAGGCTGGAGCATCTTCATGGAGTGAACTCACTACCGAACAGGCAATAAAAACATTGGAATGGTTAAACAATAAAATCAAAGGAGTAAAGTAATGCATTTCACACCATATTCAGAAAAAGATTTACCACGCCAGCTTCTTGAAAAAGGAGAATATGACGTTGAGGTTCTTGAATCAACAGATGTAATCAGTAAAAACACAAGTGCTGAAATGATAAAACTCAATCTTGCGGTATGGGTGGGAGATAAAGTCCGTTGCAGATTATTCGATTATCTTCTTGATGCCATGCCTGCAAAACTGCGTCACGCTTGTGATACTTTCGGGTTACTTGATAAATACCAAAACGGAAGTCTTCGTGCCTTCGATTTTGAGGGAAGGACCGGTAAGGCGAAAATAGGTATTCAGTCTGATAAGACAGGGCAATACCCGGATAAAAACTCAATCGTCGATTACGTTTGCAGACCGGCAAAACAACTTTCAAAAGAACAGCCCCAGAAAGACGACGATTTACCGTTTTAAAATAGAAGGGCTCGAACAATGAAACTTTTAGAGAAAGAAACCACTAAAAAGGCATCACTTGATGCCATAGTATTGGTAAGTAAAGACGTGCTCAATGGTAACGATATTCCATTTGTGACTATTCAAATTTGTGTCCCGAACGGTCATTCGAACATAATCGTTGATACCGTCGATGAACTGGATGATATAATCTCAGGACTAAAAAAGGTCCGGGAAGAGTTTCATGCAAAGATCAAAGAATCTACCAAATAATATAAACAATTAACAGAAAGACAACCATGAAAAATCTCTATGTTTGCAGTAAAGCAGTAAAAGATTGCGGAGAGTGTCCCTCCGCCGTCCCGTACAAGTGGGGTCTGCGATGTATGTTCGGCGGCTGCCGGGAATACGCCGACCGGTGGAAAAAGGACATTCCGACCTGTGAAGAGTGCCCGGTAAAAAATAACTGCTTTAAATATGAGCAGGGCAATCGATACGATCTGTCGAAGATGCCTGAATTCTGCCCAGAATATATGAGTAGAATTATCAAAAACGCAATATGCGTAAAAGTACAACCGCCGAAACAAGATGAATAACGTCTTGTCAATTCACACCGGTGGCCCCCGATAACGGCGGCGGGGGCCGTTTTGTTATGAAAATGAATAGCATTGACATAGAACTTGCGGTTACAGAATATTTTGGAGTACGCCGGAACATTATTGTCCCGAATGTATGGTGGGGCCTCGGCCTTAACCATGAATGCGATTTACTGGTATTAACAAAAGCAAACTGTGCTTATGAAGTCGAAATAAAAACATCAAAGTCTGATTTGATAAAAGACAAAAAGAAACCTCATGGACATTTCTCAATGATAATCAGTGGATTGTACTTTGCAATACCATCTTACCTTGAACCATATATTGAACATATACCAGATAAAGCCGGAATACTGGTTTGTGATTATTTAAAAAAGTACGGATTCACTGAAGTTGATGGACGATATACGGTTAAAAAATTGAGAACTCCAAAAATAGATAAAGTCAGATTTTCCGATTCACAACGATTGAAACTTGCCGAACTCGGATGTATGAGAATTTTTGATCTGAAAAAATGTGCAAACTATCATGCCAAACAATACAAATTATTGTTAAAAAAATATTATGAACTGGAAATAAGAAAATCATAACGGCGGCGGGGGCCGTTTTGTGAAAGGTTGATTATGCGTAATATGTCATTTATGCTAAAACCACAACAGATTATAGATGAAACAGCATTCGCTACCCGTCGGCTTGGATGGTGGTTTCTTAAACGGCTTGATCTGGTCTGCGCGGTCAAAAAAGGCATGGGTCTTAAGAAGGGTGAAAAAGTAGTACGGTTAAAAACAATAATCATCCTCTCCACCTATCCGCAGGAATTAAATAAAATAACGGTTAGGGATGTAGAATTAGAGGGATTCCCAGGCAAATCTCCGGAATGGTTCATAGATTTTTTTTGTACATCGCATAAACGATGCTTTCCAAACACGATAGTAAATGTAATCAATTTTACTTATTATAAAAATTGGGAAGAATTTGGAATTGAAGTAGACAAACAATTTAAAGCCTATCAAAACAGGAAAAAATTAAATGGGTAGATTATCACAGCAGCTCGGGAAAACCGGGGAAGAGGCCGCACGGTGGTATCTGCAAAACCTTGGATTCAAAGACGTGGAAAAATTAGCCACCCCTATGGTTAAAACTAAAAAAGGATGGGTTCACAGCAAAAAATCTTCGGTTGACTTCATCGCATGTATGCCGCAACCCGGGTGCATTTATCCCTATGCCGTCGCAAGGATCGAGGTTAAATATCACAACGGCGACACCCTACCACATAGCGTAATGCAACCACATCAGTCGGAAAAACTGAGATCCTGGCACGAGAAAAAACTCCCTGCATTCGTTCTCTGGGTTCATACATGGATAGGAAACCAAATAGAATGCTATCTTATTGATTATCCAAACCCATACTTTAGACGCGGTAAAGCCCTGTCCGTGGAAACAGCAAAAAAAATATCATGGAAATGAAAAAAAATAACGCATTTAAACAAATAATATATTAAATTACTATTATGTCAGCAAAAAAAACACAGTTCCCTAAACCAAGCCACGGACTCTATATTGAAGATTCTTTGTGGGAATTCTGTAGAGACAAATCAACAGAACGCGGATCATTCCATAATAAAACAGGATCATCAAGCGAATACATCAGACGTGCTTTCAAAGCATGGATTTTAAAAGAAATGCCATACTTAAAAAAAGTTATGAAAGATGTTGACTGGGATGAAGCATATTAGTATATTAATATCGTTACACATAAACAACCGTTGTGTGGAAATAAAGGAGCCTTTTATGTCAGTAAGCGCGCGTGTGAAAAGTGAGCCAGTCGGGTCACTGCATGCATACCTGAACGCCCTAGAGGGTTCGAGTCCCGTAGCAAGTGCGCGCGGAACACTATGGAAGGCTCCTTTACGTTCACACAACAGCCGCAGCCAGCAATATCCGGCGTTCAGGTCAACGGTCGGGGTCATGTCCGAACGTTTAGCCCGTACCGGTGCGGTTGATACCAAGTCCGGAACTGCGCCGGATACTGCTGGCGACCCGGCGAAGCGCCAGTGCGGCCAACCGTTGTGCAACATTAACCGGTGAGTCTCTATTGGAGGCCGCCGCAAGAAAGGGAATATGAAATATCTAACAATTGGCAAGTATCGTGGCGATGATTTTCCAGGCTGCCCGTTCATCATATCAAAAGAACTAGATTCGAAAGAAGAAGCTATTCGCATTTTATCAACTCTTACTTCGTCGTTCTACGATTTGATGATAGTAGAAATAACCGACATATTTTTCGAAGTCGCAGACGTTGTAGCGGCGGCTGGGCAAGTGGAATCACCGGTAAACGTCGCACAACAAACGCTACCCGCAGCGGGCGAAGCGCCCTTGGCCGATGGCACATTGGAAACGTCGGGTAGCGTCTGACCGTTGTGTGCAATTGCCTGCGAGAGCGTTATTGTAGGCCGCGCTAAAAAGGGGATTTTATGAATATACAATGTCCATTTTGCAAAGAAACCGATTTTGATCTTATTGGCCTGAAGAATCATTTGTTGTCTGGTCACTGCGAAGATTTCAATGATGTGATGTCTGTTGAAGAAGAGCAGGCGGCGCGGCAGCATTTTAAGGAGTCGCAGGCCACAGACGCACAACAAACGCTACCCGCAGCGGGCGAAGCGCCCTTGGCCGATGGCACATTGGAAACGTCGGGTAGCGTCTGACCGTTATAAGGCAATAAATTATTCTTTTATATAAATAGTCAAAATGGAGCGGAACTTATGAAATGGCAAGATGCGAGAATCGCTGAAAATGTAACGGATGAACTTTCCGACCTTAACTCTGTTCTCAATATTGTTTCTCAGATACCGAAAGGTGCTGCAAACAGAATATTGCATTACTGTCATAATTATGTTAATAGAGACAGTGATGAATCACATCCAGTTGTTGAAAAGAAAGTGTCTGATGTAATGGAAGCTTTAAAGGGTTCCATTTTGAAGGATGATAAGGAGTCATAATTTACATGCTTATAACAGCGGCAGCCAGCAATACCGGGCATTGGATAGAGGCGGTATCTAATAATGTTACGACATTGTAAAATGATACAATATCACGTCGGGCATCGACGCCCGGTACTGCTGGCGAACCGTCGAAGCGCCGATGCCGCTGACCGTTATCGGCAATAAACCGGCGAGTCTTTGTTGGAGGCCGCCACAAAATACGGAGCGTTTTTTATGATCCTTACTGAATTAATAGCCGAGAAACTTGATTGCGCACACGACTATGTTAAATTATCGTCACTTTTTAAAGAGGATTTTGAAATAGATTCTCTTGATGAAATTGAACTTATTATGGCATGCGAGGATGAATACGATGTTGAAATATCTGATGAAGAGGCGCAAGATATTAAGTCCGTTTCCGACGCCGCAAAGCTTCTTCTAGAAAAAGGCGTGGCGGCGGATAAATTAGGAGTCGCTGGTTTACAGCCTATAACAGCGCCAGCCCAACATTGAAACGTCGGGCGGGTGGCGCGGGCCGTTGTGTGGAAATAAAGGAGCCTTTTTGAATTGTATTGCGCGACGAAGAGAACGTAGCCGATGTACGGCAAGGACGAAAAGTGTGGGCATGAGCGACATACGGCGGAGCCTGCAACGTCAAGCTGGCGGAAAATCATCGGTTCGCGCGACACTAGGGAAGGCTCCTTTACGTTCACACAACAGCCGCAGCCAGCAATTGCACCGCTCCCCAAGGTGCCCGCAGATGCGTAATAGCATACACCTATCCAGCCCCTTGCAGCGAGGTGATGCGGTCGGGGGCGGTGCAACAGCTGGCGGGTGCGGCAAACCGTTATCGGCAATTATTGCCTCTTGAGAATTGGAGTTGAAATGGTCGATAAAAACGGAGTTAAAATTAAGCCCGGATATGTTTTGTATAACCCTCACGATGAATACGGGTACTATACTGTAATTGCTGGTCCAGACGATAAATTATTTCTTGGAGATTTAGATTCTCCATTAGAAAGATTTTCTCCGGAAGAGTTTTGGACCATTTCAAATAGAAATAAGGAATCGGCAACAACATGCTTATAACAGCCGCAGCCAGCAATATGTGGGGCATCATGCTACGGAAGAAAGTGTGTGTGATTGAACGGTGTTGCGCAACATTTATTAAGTCCATGCCCCACATACTGCTGGCGACCCGTCGAAGCGCCGGTGCGGCCAACCGTTATGCAAAATTTCGTTACAAGAGATCGATTGGAGTTTTTTATGCTTGATAAAGATATCGACACTGTTGACACAATGGTGCATTGGAGTATTACATCAACAGCGGCAAACGAGGCGTGGCAACGCATAAAAAAAGAACTGTCGGAACTCGCTCAACTATCGCATAACACAGGCAGCCCAAAATTGCCGACTAGCTGTATTGATTGTCCGTTAAGTTTGATTTGTGGTCAACCGGTAGTTATAAATGATGAGTCGTGCCAGTATTGTCGTCGGCAACTTCGGGCGGGTGCCTGACGACGTTGTGTTACATTAAGTTTTCTTGAGTATTGGAGGTTTCAAGTTGGCTGTTCATTATTTAAAAACGTGGCCTCAGTATTTTGCCGCCATAATCAGCGGTGAAAAAACGTTCGAAATTCGTAAAAACGATAGAGAGTTTAAGGTTGGCGACAGCCTTTGCCTTCAAGAATTTATTCCAAGCCACGAACAGTTTACAGGCCGGGTTTGGGTTGTAATAGTAACATACATTTTCAATGGCGGCTCGTTAGGCGTCTATTCTTCATACTGCGTACTTGGTATCCGCCAACTTTCAACAGCAGAATTAGGAATCAAACTGAACGTCACACAACAGCGGCTAAATGCTACGCCTTCGGCTCCGGCACAAGGCACATGCGAAACGCACGTCACTTAGCCGCAGATGTTAAATGAAATACCGCCCTCTTGAGATTTGGGGGCGCGGCTAAAACCGGGAGGTTATCTTGTTAATAAACATTATTGTTCAGGTTGACACATCTACAGATCCAGTGTACAACAATAAATCTTTTGATGATGTGCGCAAGTATTTATTTGATGAAGCAAAACGAATATATGAAGATGGGATTGAATTAATAGACGTTGTTGTCGCCGCGCAGGAGAAAGAGGAATCGGGCGGTACTTCACTTAACATCGGGTAAATGTCGCTTACGCTTAATGCTACGCACTACACTTACCCGAGGGCCGTTGTGTGGAAATAAAATTGATTTTTATATAAATAGTTTTTGCTCACTACATTGGAGGTTCTATGAAAGTTAAAATGATATTTAAAAGGCTCGATTCTCGTCGAGAAGATTTTGATAGAATGATGAAAAGCAACATTGGAGAGCTTAAGGTGCGTGCTAGAATGGAAACAGGCGGTTATCACAAGCCCGGTAGTCTAAAGAAATAACACCGTTCGCAAAATAATATTATGGTAATCAATTTTACATTCACACAACAAACGTTAAATTCAATACCGGCATACGGTGCGGGCAATTGTCAATGTCTCATGGCAGGGGTGGAGCCCTCCGAAGTACATTATGCCGGTACTAAACTTAACCTAATCCGTTGTACAAAATGTCTGGCCGGAGAAAATTGGAGTTCGGCTGGCTTAACATTGGAGGCTTCGAGTGAGTGATATCAAAGTTATTTTCCATTGCAAAAAGCACGGAATATTAAAGTGCTCCGATGTGATTGCGTTAAATGGCGGATACATTTGTGGGTTATGTTTTAATTCACAGCCAGCCGAAGTACAGGGGGACGGCCAGGCACATCGTACAACACTGCCAGCCCAAAATATCGACTTAAAGACAGGTGTTATTAATATTAACAATTTACATGGTTCCGATCAGTGTAACGGAACTGAGGTACCGGCGCAACTTCTGTTATCGCCAATACGTTAAATGAAATTTTTGGCGAGTCTTTATAATAGGCCGCCGCTAACCATAAACGAAAGGGTATCATGTCTAGGCCAGATTGTTATAATTGTAAAGGGCGCGGTTCTATTCCAGGTGATTGTCATTCAACCTGTTCACAGCGACAAGCCCATGTTGTTGGTGATACTACTGGTATTCGTGGGGGTTGGTTTAATTGGCCGTGGAATTTTGATCCTACATGGCTAGTATCGTGCGATAGTTTTGTACCATTAAGTGGCAAAGAAGCGGCGGAAGAACAAGGGGAGTCACCGTTTACTTCTGCTAACAGCGGCAGCACAAAATAGCGGAGCTACTTCGTGCGCCCCGGCTCTGGCCGGTGCCGCGATCCGTTGGCGGTAATTGCCGCCTTAGAAACTAATTAATATGAGCAGCGCATATAAAATAGAGGATACTGGAAAGGAGTTTATTGTAAAGCGGCACGGAGGATGGTCTAGGGCTATTATCCAGTATACTATGCATAATATTGATAGGTCTTTTTACATGGCAAAGGTTTGTTGCGCTGCTCTAAATGCTGCGGAATCGGCGACAACTAACCGCCAACAAACGCTACCCGCAGCGGGCGAAGCGGGCTTGGCTTCGCACATTGGAAACGTCGGGTAGCGTATGACCGTTGGTAAAAATTTGCCGGGCTTGAGATAATAAAGCGCGGCTCTTTTAAGGAGGTATCAGTTGCTTACAGTTCGCTTTCCTAATGGCCAAGCCGTTCAGTATAACACTGCAAATTATGTTAAGAGCTCCACCGAATATTCAGACATATACGAGAAGAAAGATGGCGTATGGGTGGCTCAAGTTCCTAATACTTGCATTATTGAAGCTGTCAATGCCTGTCGTGTGTACCATGCCCCGGAAAGCGAACTGACGGCCAGTATTGCTAATCAAATAGAAGTTTTAGGTCGGAAGTTACTCCGCGCTTATCGTGATGAGGCCCGGAAAACTTCTACCAACAAGCGGCTATAAGGCTCGCGGACTCGTCCCAAATTGCAAGGCGACTTCGCATAGCCGCTGACCGTTACACGCAATAAAAATTTAAGGAGGTTTCCATTGGATAAAATTTTGGCTTTTTTCGGATTGTGCAGAATCGAGAAGGCGAAGGGTGTTTCACTTTGCATGCATTTGCATTACGTCAGGCAGGTTCAATATGGTGTTGAAAAAGATTTCGGCGTTAAGCCTAATCAAGAGGCTATTGAGATAACAACATCGGCGTGGTTACAAAATTTCTATCAAGCCATGAAAGAGTCTGAAAACTCGAACGGCGTCAATATTACAAACGCGCCAAAATTTTCTGATTGCTATGAAAATTAAATTTTTACAGTCGTATAACAGCCGCAGCCAGCAATACCGGGCATTGGATAGAGGCGGTATCTAATAATGTTACGACATTGTGAAATGATACAATATCACGTCGGGCATCAGTGCCCGGTATTGCTGGCGACCCGGCCAGGGGCCAGTGCGTGAGGACGGTGTACAATGCCTGCCTTTTTAGAATATAGGCGGGCGGAAAGGAGCTTATGAAATATCAAGAAGCTATTAAAACGGTACAAGCGGCTTTGCGAAGAGACAAAGAGTTGTATTATTCTTTTCAGGCTAATATCGCCATGCAATTTGTTGACGAAAATCGCCGTCAAGGAAGTCGCGATTCATATAAAAAGGTTCACGGAGTTGCGAACGAAGCAGCAAAGAATTTTCTTAACTTGCTTATTAAACCAGTCCGCCCGCAGAAAAGCGGAAGCGGCAGTCACTATACACAACAAAGCAAGGCAGGCTCCGAAGACTGCGCCCAAATTGCCGCTCGTATGCGTGAACTTGCTTCTGAACCGTGCAAGGCCGGATTTGTTCCAATATCAACAGAAACCTTAAACGAATGGGCGCGGCAACTTCTGCCTTGCTCATGAAGTTATCCCATACCTATTTCAACCATATGCTTCATAGCTGATATATATTAAAAAGATCCCATTCTTTTAATCCTGCGCCATCTATCATAGCGTTTAGTTATCACCGCAGAGCATTCCCCATTATACTCACATCCAGCTCCTATGCTCATATTACCTGTAATGGTAAAAGATCCCGCCGCGGAACTACCCGTATAATCTCCAGTATACCCGGCAAAGGCGCTACAAGCCTCGCAGATTACGGTAGTATGGACCAGAGTGTTAGAGTCTACCGTAAGCCCCTCTGTGATCGTCCATGAGGACAGATTGCTTCCCCAGGTAGTGTCTATGGTGTAAGAAGGCCATTCATGCTCTATGGCTGTTACTGTAGAATCCTCCGTAACATCTATAAATAACCCCGTTTTTTGGAGTAAAAACCCCTCTATTAATACCACCGTCATATACGCAGAATACAGTATCCCCAGCATTAAAAGAGGCAGCGTTATGAGTTGCAAGCGTCATACACGCAGTATAGTCAGTTGACGGGCCTACGGCGTTTACTTTTGTAGCTGTACCATCGGCTCTTATATAAAAATTTGCTGACATACACAATGTCGTTAAAAGAAAAATAAACAGATTTGGTTTCATTTAAAAATACTCCTCACTTTTTTAAAAATCGTTGCAGGTTTTCTATGAGTGCAACCTGTTCTCGGTGGCCGTCCTCATGAATAAATTGAGCCCATTGTCGATACCTGCAAATATCCGCATGGTAAGAATAAATCCCTTTATAATTAAGATATACACCGATTGCCTTGAAACCTGAATATGCCAACCTGCAGACCACTTCCCACACGGGAGGCTGGTGCCCGATGATGGTAATGTCGATCGCCTCTCCGGCCGGATGTTCCGGGCTGTCGTGCTTCCCGGTATTACACCCATTGTGCAGCAATTGCACGGCGGCGTTGTCAGGCAGTCCAAGTGCGAATTGATCCATACAATGAACCGCCTCAAATCGCATTCCATCAATCTCTGCTCCGGCCCTTTTAAAGTCCTCAATAGTGAGGACTGAAAGAGTTAAAAAATCTTCCGGTTTCATTTTTTCATCGCATCATTAAAAGAATTTAACAAGTTTTTGTCGATTTTCTTTTCCACCGATTCTTTGATGTTGTCGGCCTTACACCCTTTTAGAAACCGCTGTGCTCCATTGATTACAATGTCAACAATTTTTGAAATGATATCATTTTCTAATTTATCCATACTTTTTTTCCCAAGCCTTGTATTACCTATGGCCGATACTAGTCGGCCAAATTTTTCACAAGCAGCCCCGGTAATATCAAGAGCTTTTTGCTTCGGGAATTTATGAGCGATTATTAAACATATAATTGAAATCGCTCCCGGAATCCCGACGTTGATTAAAATTGTATGTAGCATTTCGTTCATACCTTTACCTCCTTAATTTTCCGAGAAATCTGCCATTGCCGCGGAGTCATCGGTTTTACCCGATGCTTGAAATATCCAATATGTTCATATACGCGCTGTGCCAATTCAGAGCAGATTAATTCCTCCGGCGAACCGGTTATATGTAAAGCAGACAATACTTTCCAGAGTCCGGCAACGTCGGCGTAATCGTACCGCCTACCGTGATGGTAGATGTCGAATAGATAATTGTTGCCATCCTTTATTTGCTGTAGTGTCAGCTTAGCTCGACCGATCCAGCAAACGTGCGGATCTCTGATGTTATCGGTAACATATTCCCGGGGATCAGTGAGCTTCACCCCGGAAATAATATGCGTCTTCGTCCACTTCCCGCGCATGTCGGCATTGTGGTGATATTCCTCTTCAGTGATTATTTTTTTACCATCGGCCGAAATGTAGATATCCTTTTTCTTGGTAGCGTCCATTTCAATAATCCAATACCGTCCGTCTTTGCCAATAGCCGTTATCGCGGTATGAGTGGAGAGCATCGCGCGCTTTTTGTACAGCCCGATACCGCCCCAGGTGTTGCGGTGTATTATTCTCGGCAGAACGCCGAAAGAAGTGGTCCCGATAATATCAAGAGGCCTTATGCGATGAACAAGGTATTTCTGGAAATCAATCATACGAGGATTCATTTTACCGCCTTTGGATGAATGATCACCTGCTCATGTTTCTGCCCTACTATTATTTTCTCAATCTGTTTGAGAGTGAGAAAACCGACATAGGGAGGCGATATCAGATCGGTGTAAATTGTAACCCCATACCGTACCTCTTTCGGTTCCGCCCCTACCCGGTCGCCCGGAATAAAAACACAGAGCACGGTTGAAATGAAGAGAAGCATTAAAAGGTATCTGTATAACCTTGTTTTATCCGCGTAGGTTGTTTTCATTTTACCGCCTCATTTAGACCTTCTTGATATATATTTTAATTCAGCTTTTATTTCTTTAATATCACCTTTTATATCATATACGGCATTCATTATCTCCTTGGTTGATACATTCTGTTCTCTGTTATCAACCTCACATTGCGTGGTCCTACGTTCAATATCCTTCATTGACTGGACCTGTTGCCCATAAATGAATATAAGTCCGCCAATGGTGAGCAAAAGCTGTATCCATCCAAGATGTCTGTTCAGTGCCGCCATCATACGATTCTTTCTATGCTCATTGTTTTGAGCTTTGCGGCATTTCACTCCCGGTTGCCGCCAACCGTTCCGGGAGCACTAATTAAAACCTATACTCCAACTCTATCGTAATTATTCTTTAATAAAACCAATCTACTTGGCATGGATAAATACCTCCAGAAGCATCTTCGCCCATATATCCATACGGAATACTTCCATATACACGTAAAACAGTATTCGTACTATCCTTTATCCATCCCATTCCATCAGGTATACTATTTATTGGTATCGGGTGTAATGGATAGAAACTTAAAGAAGATACTGGAGCAACTAAATATCCAGCTGGAAAATGGATCGTTGTAATCGTTGACGCTGTTATTGCTCCTGTCAACTGTGGTAGTTGAATTGAAATTCTCTTCAATGATTTTCTAACAAACGCCTGTGCTCTTGCCCGATACGTTGCGCCATCAAACAAACTGCAATATGGTGTAGATGTCAACAAAACACTATCAAGTGCAGCTATTTCAGTTGTATCAATTGAAGATAATACCGATTTTATCTCCTTGTCACCACCTATCCATGCCATCCTATTTGCCGTTGTATAACTACATTGTAAATCACCACCAAATACATTAGGAGCCGTTCCGTTCTGGTAAATGCCGTAATCAATGCCGCTGGCTTCATTAAGATACAGCATGTACGACGTTCCGCCGACTGTTCCGTCAAGATCGACATAAATTTGTATTCCGTAAACATCTCCGGTAATTTCGTTAGCAGCTTCTTGATCAATACTAAAAAATCCAACAATGGCATCTCCCCATATTTTTCCACCATTTAAATCAAGAAACGAAAGATTATTTATTGCTGTCCTGCTATTAGAAACGTCACCAATATTACCATCAGTAACCCTAAGTAAATTATAGGTACTTCTAACATACCCGATTGTTCCAGCATTTTGGTTTAAATCAATTAAATTATAATTACCATAAAAATGATCATTAACATCACTGGCCCCCGCCGTTTTAACCAAATTCTGATATATCCCATAAAACGTGCTTGTAAACGATAGTGCAGCATCATCAATATTTATATACCGATTCGGGTCTGCGGTGGTATTAATCCCAATCCGTCCGACATTATCAAGCTCCTGACTGTTCCAGTCGAATGATGCTGAAGCTGTCCCACTTAAAGAAGCCAACAAATCTGAAACCAGTAATGGCCGTACTCTCCCATTATTTTTTATCAATATAGTATCTGCTGAAACCGCTGGTACTGCATCACTCAATAATACAATACCATTTAAACTTATTGTATCTGCCCACAAAGAAGTATGATTAGATTCCTCGTTTCCAAGTTCTATCATACCACCGGTCGTTGATGATCCTTTTCCACCTAATATCCTTATTACTGAATTTTCACCAGAATTTCTATATGCACGTATAAATACCGTATTTGAATCATCATAACCGATAATCCCATGAGTTATTAACAAATCATATTTAATATCAGCAAGATCATCAGATGGGTCATATAAATGAATTATTATGCTATCACCAGACAAATTGACATTCCCTTTAATACCAGCCTTTAATGTCACTGATCCAGTGCTGTCCTCATCACCGTTACCATTTAACTGTAAATATGACCCGTGCTCTGAACTCCACGATGCTCCTCCAGCAATATATGTTGTCCGTGGCCCAGAGCCTAAATTGGATATACCGATACCGGTATGAGTTGAATCACACCAAATAGCGCCAGGAAAAATAGTGGCATCGCCGTAAAATTTTACATAAGTGGTGCATAACTTCCCTACGGAGTTTGCGTAAATAAATTTATTATCTGAATATAAATCTTGAACTGCCAAACTTCCCTTTATTAAGCATGGGTAGGTATCGCTTCCGAAGTGAAACGTCTTATCATTAATAATGGTTTGCCCCGTTGAATCATTAATGTAAATAATATCATTTATTCCCATTAATGATCTATCGTAGCTACTGAAACACGCTTCAAGACCCATATTGGAATTCGCTATTGAATCTTTACCTGATTTTTGTGTTCTGTTAAATGATCCAATACGAAATTGACTGAAATAATTTCCGGCATAGAAATATCGTGATTTACGTTGAACAATACAGAAATGTGGCCCTGTCTGATCTTCGGCAACATCCATATCATAATTAGATAATGTATCAATGAGAAACATTTTTGCGGGATAACCAGACCCCGAGCCATTGGAATAGTATTGTAACCATAAATTATAATAATCACTGAAACTGCCATCAACTATCAAATTACCATCAGAATCAGTATAGGTGAAATTATTGTTAGAACCTGATTCTGTTATTTTAACCGCCTCCGTCTCAATGCTATCAGGCAATTCTTGCACAACTGCATAACTTATTGAAAAACAATAAATCAATAACAGTAATGAAATGTTTATCTTTTTAATATGCATCTGGCTAACCCTTCTCCCGATCTTGATTCAAAAACCCATCCCAATAATCTCAAAGGATCAACCCTTGAAATACTATCTGATTGCGCCCTGCCGTTATCGGTATAACCAGTATCGGCAGATTTCGACATTCTAACATAATTTTCACGAGTTGCACCATTTGAATTAAAATAAACATCCGCAGGACCGGATACAATCACTTTACACAACCCTCCGCTTTCAACATCTTCATAAATTACCCCTGATATATTATAGTCGTTTTCAACGGCTATTACAAATGTGAGATCGGTGGTTAATGATGTTTTTACAAGCAACCCCTTATTTAATTTATATCCCATTCCATTTATTCCGGTTATATAAAAACCGCCTTCTGCCGTTATCGGGTAAGTTGTTGCAACCGATACAGTTCCCGAAGAGCTTCCTTGTCGATTTATATACGCTATCAAATCATCGAAGCATCTATCAACTGTAGGTAATCCGGAAGATGATTTTTTAAGATACATTTTATTAATTCCTATTCATTAATTGCCATGTTATACCATTGTAAATAAACGAGGCAACCATGTAATCATTGAAATCAACGGTCCCGCTAAAATCTTTAGTTGATACTTGTGCGTAACCTGATTGTGTCCCGGTAAGCCTAAGCAAAGTAAGCGTATATGTATCATCGGTCAGTAAATGAATCTTGTTTCCAATTGCTCTATCCGTGGTTGAAATAAGATGCACCTCTAAATTAGCACCAATAACAAATGAATCGTATTTAATCAAATCTCCGGTACTAATATCAAGTGCATAACTCGGAGCAGTACCTATTATTGGTAATGACTCACCTGCGGCGATACCCCCGCCCCGATGCAATACTGTAAGATTTTCCCCAACCTCATTATAATAAGTCGTTGGTATAGCCTCTACACCGAAATCTGTTTTAGGCGCTACCCATACTTCACCTGCCATATTTAGCTCCCGAAATCAATAGTATTTTTTGCCGTAACTTGCAACTTCAATCCATATTTATTTATTTCAAATTGATTTCTTATTATTCTAAATTCTTCATAAGTTGATAATTTGGAATACGTTTCAATACTTGCGATATCCCCTATTTCGGTACACGGATTCCCTTGAATAGTAATATCAATATCTCTCCTATTGTTTTTGAGTGATTGCAATAATGCGTCTGCTACTGATGCCGCAACAGTTGAATCCTGTATCAAATAATTTTCTTTTAAATCATACTCCTGTTTATCGTATTTTGATTGTGATTCGGTATCCTCTGCTATTTCATTGTCAATTCCGACAACTGGAATTAGTTTTTTTCCGGTTATCTTATATTCAAAAGATCCTGATGTCCCTGATATTTTAGTAAATATAAGATTAGCTCCCCAAGGAAAATATTCTTCTGAAGTTAACGTCATTACAACATCGGTATTGGTAATATCTACGCTGGCAAACTCATATACCGCATCATCTTCCCATTTAATATTTTGTTCAATCGATGTGTCTAAAGCCCCGACATCGATAGTATCAGAACTGTATATATCCCCGTCCTCTTCTTCTGGAGCAAGCGGGCATACAGGAACAATTATACTGTTTTTAACTTCTTTCATTTCCCTTCTTTTTTCAAAACAATCACCATGATCAATAGTAATGTCAGGATCTTCCGATACTTGATCTGCTGAATAAGATTCGATTACAATAACATCATCTCTATTGCAATAACACCTACCAATACAGGCAGAAGCTATTTTTTTAAGCGCCTCGAAATAAGTTACCTTTCCCAACCATGCGTAATCTACCGTATAGCTTTCGAGTGAATCGTCAACACTCCAAGAAAGATCATTAAGTGGAATATTTACCTTTGCATGATTTAATACATATTCTGCAATTTCTTTCAGGTTTGTGCTTTCAAGTATTTCGTCGGCTTGGAAATAATTTTTTGACAATATATAAAGCCTGTCTCTTGCAGTAACAGACGCCGCAAACATACTTTCCGATGTATCCCAATTCGTGGACCAGAAAACTCCCATAGGGACATATTCAATAGATGTATCAGGCAATTTAAATCCGATATACGGAGTAATTCTCACATTTTGTGTTATTGAACTACTTAAATACGAATCATCATTTTCGGGTAAATAGGGATTTTCTATATCTACCCCATCAACCGTAATCTCTATATTCTGAAGTTCAATTTTCATTTCATTACATGACATACACCCAAAAGGAGAGTAACTTTCTTCTGATTCCGTTTCCTCAAGGATATTCATTGATACGACATCGCCACCATACAAGGTGCTCGTCAGCACTCCAAAAAATTCGACAATCTTTCCTATCGTACCGCTAGCAGACCATTGGTTTAATTTTAAAACCATGTACTTTGCTGTTGTTATATCGTCAGAAACAAAGTCGAGCATTGTCTCAACCGAAGTTCCGGCAAAATTGGTAACTGGATTCAAAAGAACATCGCCTTCATCATATATAAAAACGTCGAAGTCAACCGGGTATTCTTCCAACGTCGGTTCACCGACAACGATTAATTTTTTAATTGATCTTGCCTCCGCAAACTTGACGGTAAGTTCCGGCTCTTCGCTAAAAATACCGTCACTATCACTCACATCTTCCGTATACCATCCAACTTGATTATAAGCCGCCTCTTCAACGGTCCCAGGAACAGGGTAGAAGGTTCCGTCATTTATAAGCGTCCCGTCATTAATAACGTATTTGTGCGGTGTTGATAATTTAGTATCAACCGTATGCAATAATAAATCATCCACTACCGTTGATCCAAGATCACCAAAATTATTTACATCATCAGAGGTAACTTTATTACCTGATAAAACAAACGGATCAGTCCAAAGGAAATCTACCCTTACCTTTGGTTCTCTATCTGCGGCATTAGCGGCAGTAGTAAATTCAGCACTTGGAGCGGTTAACATTATACCTCTGTAAAAACAAGCGACAAACTTTTGTATACTTTAGTTGTAAATCCTGTCCTAAAATCGATAAAAGAAAACGGTTCAATCACTACGACAGGTATTTCATCGTCAAAATTAGTGAACCATGTCGAATCCGTTATATACATTTTTAATTCCATTCTTGTATCTGGAGAATAATCGGTATAAATTAAATCAAGCGTATCCTGGTCTATATATTCATAGCTTATTGTAAATGTGTATTTCAGTGATGTTGTATCTCTTTTTAAGCTTCCATCAAGCGTTCTATCGGAGCTTCCGAATCTTTCAAAACTTCTTTGAACCTCCCGTGCATACGTTGATATCAACACTGCGTCGGATTCAACACCTTCAGGGTACAGATAAATTTCGCCTTCTGCTGCCATTATACTATTGCCCCGCGGCGAGAAAGTTCATGTTTTATATTCTTGTCTATCTGAATAGCAAGATCGCGCATTGCAGCATTGTTTCCTATAAAATTGCCATGTAAATTTACCATAATAGTAGTTTTACTACCACCGGAAGATATCTTTGATAAAATATTATCAAGCCTTTGCGATGTATCAGCCGCCACAACCCGTTCACCTTTTTGTAGTAACCATGTTCCGGTTTCTGGCACGCTTTCAATTCCATCATGCGCCATACCAGCCAGCATTGCAGCGGTTACACCGCCAACCATAGGTTGTGTAACCGCTTCAGCGGCAGCCATTGCACCCGGAGCCATAGCCCAACCGACATACGGAATAGCAGCGGCTGATGCATAGGCGTTTATTCCAGCAAGTAATGACCCCGCCTCTGCCGCAGCAACCATTTCTGGTATTGCGGCGGCATGGACTGCTTTATTCGCTGCAATTTTTGTAATCTTATATACCAACCATTGAGCGATCATTTCTCCGATTGCTGATAGCATTGATTTTGCTATTCCAAGAGCCATATTTTTAAATGATTCCTCAAGGTTCTCGGAATCCATTATTGCCGATGCAAAAAAATCACCAAACTGTGAAGATAAATTACTTATAGAATCACCAACAATCTGATCCATATTTTTCATATTGTTTTCGAGTGATACCAAATAATTATCCCAATAGCTTTCATTAAATTCATTATTTATTTTTTCAAGTTCCGCAGTTTTGATTCGTTCTATTTGTTGCCGCTCTTCACTGTCCTCTTCATATAATTCTTTCAACTTTGCGAATTTATATTCATGTAGTTTCAACTCTCGTTTATGATTGTCTTTTGTATTGTTTATTTCCGCAATATCTGCTTCTTCAATGTATTGTCTCAATACCGCGTCTCTTGCAATATCCTCTTTGAGCTGCCTATCATTTTCTGCTGCTATCGCCGCATTTGAATTTTTTATTAATTCAAGTCTTTGCTTGTTTACTTTCGATGTTTCTTCAATAACCTTTCCAAAATCAGCCCAAGAAGTATCTTCTCCAGTTAGCTTCTTATTAAGTGCAATCATTTTCTGATTGAAAATTTCTTGTGCGGCCAATTTATCACCGGTGATTTCGATAAATTCATCTCGGTCTTTTTCGTATTCCGATTTTAGCACATTGAATATTTTAGGTGTTATCTTATCAAGGCTTGAAAAGGCCAATTTATATTTATTGACAACTTCTTGTCCGATCTCACCACCGACATCACCAGCGTCAACATTAGAAAGTGAACCTATTTCCTCTTTTAATATTTTTATTTGTGCTCGTGCCGATCCTATAGTATTAACAAAAGCACCCTCTGATGTCATTGTTGCAAAGGTTTTTACGCCAGCCTCCTCGGCGTCTTTAAGTGCAGCTTCAAGCGAAATTAGCTCTTCTTTAAGTTTATCGATATAAGGAGTCTCCTTAACTTCTCGGTCTGCGGCTTTGAAAAAACTTGAAATTGCAATAGTGGCACCGGTTATTCCTTGCGTTACCGCTATTATAGTTGGAGCTAATTCAATAAAAGCAGAAGTGAGCTGTGTTTTTATTATTCTTGACATCGTATCCATTTTGTCATTTGCAATTTCAGCGTTTTTGATTAAATCTCCATCGATTACAAGGCCAAGATCTCTTGCTTCCTTTCTTAATTGTTCGTAATCATCTACCATTATTGATATTCGTTGACCCGATCTTCCAAATGCCGCAGCGGCAATTGCTGCACGGTCTGAAGAATTAGCAACATCTTTCATTGACTTGAAAACAAGATCAAGTGCTTCATCAGTAGATTTTGCCGATGTCACTTGACCCATCAATGCTTTATTTGTTTTATTCAGGTATGTATATAATGCACCGGTACCTGCTCTCAATTCACCAACGCGCTTATTGAATTGCTGCATACCTTGATCAAGGTCTCCGAACGCTATTCCTGATAAGCTTGCTGCATGTCTCATTTCTTGAATGGTATCAGTGGTAACACCCGCTGTTTTTGATACCTTTCCTATTGCGTCGGCAGAAGACAGGCTCATTTTTGTAAAAGCGATTGCCGCCGCAGGTGCCGCAATCGCTATCCCCGCAGCCCACGCATCTATTCTTTTCATTGAGTTTTTAAATGATGCGCTTATATCGGAAGATGCTTTTTTAGATTTGCGCGAGGCTTGATCAAGTGGCCCTATAAAACCACCTGTTTTCGCGACAAGGTCCAAAGTCAAAACTCCAAGTGAACTTGCCATCTATTGCCATTCCTTTAAATCGTCTGCCGTCAATTCCGGTTCATCAAGATGCGGCGCGAAATCATATATCTTATACGGAGGAGTATTTTCAGGTCTGTACCTGTTCGCAATCATTTGAGTAATTTGTGCCATTGAATTTTCAATCCTCATCCCAACGTGCAAAGATCCGCGGCGGTTTCTATATGCAATCCAGCTCGTAAATTCTTCGTAGCTGATATTATTCTGTGCCTCTTCAATCGTCTTTCCTCCGATACCACATAATACAAGTTCATGCCAAAGCTCATCTATCGGCGTCAGATCTTCTTTTTTTTTATTGCTCCGTTGACCTCTCCAATTGCGGCAAGCAGGGCAATAGTAAGGCTATGATTCAAAGGCCCTCGTTCCCTTATCTTTGCTTTCCTATCTTTCTCTTCTTTGGTATCGCCTTTTTCGTCTACCACGTTCCCGGTAATATCCTCAACACTGAAAACCTGATTTCCGTTTTTATCACAGATACACGATGCGATACGCCCGGCAATGACTTCCCCGCCGAATTGACGAACATCGGATACCGCCGATTTATAAGAAAGCTTCCTCACATAAGCGGTCGCGGTAAGTGTCTCGCCGTCCTGTTCCCATTTAATTTCTTTTTCAACAGGAGCGCCGGTAAATGCACCGGCACCCTGAAGAGAATTAATACTTAATTCCATATTACACGCTCTTTTCGGTCCACGTTGAAGTCCCGGTACGCTGCAGCGCGATGGTTGATTTTACAACACTGTTCGTGTTGAAATCCATCGGGAAATCGGCAACATAAGCATTGAACTGAAACCATGTCCGGCTTGTCGCCAAAACATAATCCCCGCTCGAATCGACATCGGCATCAACGGTCCCATCAGACCAACCAATAGCCCATTCGAGATATTCAACCGTATCATCGATTGAAAGCTCGTGGAGCCTGATGTGGCTCGCGTTCGTAGGATCGGCATTGATCTCCATAGATGCCTGTCCAGGGGTGCGTAGCCCACGCATAAACGTCTTTACCGTATCGGTAAGAGAAGTAGTCTCAATCTGATCTGCAGGCGCCCCTCCGGGGTTAAACGTGGTTACACTCGTAACCTCGACAATCGAATCATCTTCAGGATCGATAAAATAAATCTGTGTTCCTTGAGTTAATTTAGCCATAATTTTCTCCTTATCTGGCTGTGAAAAAGTTTATATCGAAAGAATACCTATAATGACCTGTTGAATTATCTATCTGTTCCCCCCTCCAGGCTGTAATATGAGCGTATGGCTCAAGCGCATCCCTCAAAGCTTCCGCCCCTGATCTTGCCGATTCAGCACTCGACGCGTAAATATCCATCTGCACAAGAAAGTTATCAATATCAGGGGAATTACCGATATAATTTTCTGGCGTACCTCCTATTATTTGCCATACCGCATAAGGCAATGTGACCCCCTCCGGAGCACTGCCAAACGGAAAAACTCTTATCGGGCTCGTTCCGAATACGGTTTTTACCGTTGCATCACCAGCTATTATAGCAAATAATGGAGGGTACATTATGCTGCCACCTTCTTGGCATTTTTAATTGCCCTGTCGATCGCTTTTTTATATTGACCTATAAACTCATTTGTTGCCGCCGAAATATTGTTTTCGAGCGCAGGCCGCATGAACGGATGTGCAGACATTTTCTCTGTACCGAATTCAATCAATCGCCAATGCGGTGTCGGTGCTTTCGGTGAAATATCGCCGCCCTTATTTAACTGCGCACCATGCAAAACACCTACTCGAAACATCAAATTTCCTAATCGTTTGAAAGTTCTATTACTAAATCTCACAGCTATATTGCTTTGAATACTTCTACCGGTCGCCGGATCGTCTATTGTAGCCGCGGATGTTTTAGCCGCATTTGCCACAAGGTTGGCAGCTTTACGCAATGCAAATCGACCGCCCTTATATTTGACATCGTTTTTTATCGATGCAAACTTACCCAAAAGCTCATCTAACCCTTTAAGTTCAAATTGAGTATCAGGCATCTATTACCTCGGCAAGCATAAGGGTAAGATATTCAAGCCCGGAATCTTTATCAGATAACGGAGGGCCAACTATTTCATACGTTTTCGTTCTAAATTGAATTCTCATTCCCGCGGTAATATCGGATCGATACCTTATTACTGCCCGTACAGACGTTTGATTTTGAGTTGTAGCGGACGCGATAAACTCCTTTGTTGAATACGATTCGAACGATCCCCAAACAGTATCGAGTTCAGTCCAGGTCAATTCCATATCGCCGGTATCGGAATCCTGCTCTTCAGTAGATTCCAGTATCGTTAATCGGTGACGTAATTTTCCGGCCTCAAGCATTTAAGCCACTTTTCTCATTATTCTTCTGTTAAATTTATTAATATGATGCCTAAAACTCAAACAACAGTTTTTTCTTAAATCCTCATCGATTGAATAAATACTCAATCCTGTTTTCCATAATATAAAGGGGAAACTTATTTGATCTCTATAATGATCATTTAACGATATTTCATTCCACCATAATTCCATTGCATCTGAAATTTCTTTTTCATTATGCCTTCGAAACAATACTCCGCATTCATAAAGACCGAATTTTTCAGGCATTCCAATTTTTATATATTCTTTTAAGTTATTAAAAATATGTGATATCTCACATTTATCAACTTCTATAACTCGCTCCATCTCTTTATAAATACAATTCCTTTTTGGGTGTAAATGCAATGCCATGTTATACCCATCAAGATAACTATTGCATTTATCTACAATATTATTTTTAGGAATTACATTCCCATCCACCCATATTGATATTTCGTAATCTTTAAATATCCTATGCGGTAATATCTTTGGATATTTTGCTATTAGAACAGGATTTTTTCCGTTAAATTCAAATGGCACTATCTTCCATATTTTTGATCTTATAATTTGATCAGTAAAACATATATAGTCAACATTAGGTATCGGTTCGGGATCTCTTAAAATATCCTTTGTGTGACCTGCAATTGCCGTATATATAACTATTTTGTTATTCATAAATTAATTCTTGCTCGATATTGCTATCGATATTTTTGAAAAAAGGAATTATTACAGATAATTTATACAAATTTTCTCTCCATTAAATCAATGTAAACTTCAGCGTCATCGCACCATTGCACCAATTTTAAATAATCTTTGTCCAGTTTATAGTATTGGATTAATCCACCAATTCCGGCATTTTCACGTCCAGGCATTCCCTTTATAGAACAATGAAGTTTTAAATCACGGCCATTCTTTAATAATCCAGTATTGTTTTTCCATAATCTTAAATCGATAGAAATATTTCCCGGAATAGACTTTATCAAATTTGGAATAAATGACTTATTAAAAGCCGTTTGAGAAAGTGAAGCATGGGTATTTTTTCCCATTTCACGATAACCGGGAACTTTCACATTGTAATAATTTGTTCCCCATAGCCCGACAAGATCACACTGTTCGAGAAGGCTATGCATAAAAAATATATAGCCATTAGAATACCAGTCATCATCTTCCATTATCAGTACATCATCACATTTAACTTCTGATAATGCGGCTAAAAGATTTCTTCCTATACTATACCCTGATTCATTTTTGCTTTTCTCTTTCCTGATATAATGAGCATATTCCGGCAACCCGTCAGTTCCGTATGGCGTATCACCATCATCAACGATAATCCATTGATCAGGTTTCATTATCTGATTTTTCATCCACCGGTCACGCAACAGTCCGAACGCAAGCGGCCTGTCACCGGTTGGTGTTATGACGGTAATTCCGTTCACTTTAAAACATCCTCAAGGTTTGCAATTTCAAAACAATCCAATTCGGTATACCGGCTACAATTATAGATTTTAACACCAAGCTTTTTTGCAGAATCCGATACCCGCTTAAAATGGCCTTTCCACATATTAACTTTATCTTTATTTGGATTGCGTAATTTTTTTCCGATATGATCACCGTGCCAGTGAATACCGTTTTTCAATGAGCAATCATACCCAAGAAGAGCAATATTTTTAAACCCTTTGAATATTCCGAACTGTATAGCACGCATACCGGAATTGTAGCCGCCTGAAGCGAAATGAAAATTTATTTTATACTTATTCGCTGCGGTTGTTGAACAGGTCCATTTTTCTACGTCAATATTTATTTTATTGAAATAGATATCCCACCATTTAGTATCACCGGCGTAAATATAGTCACAAAAAGAAGCGATTTCCCATGAGTTATTAACGGCAACGGTTTTTATACTGCTCTGTTTTACCAACTCACAATCATCAGCGGTAAGACTCGGCCCTGATGCTATGCAGAAAAGATCAATCACAATATTAATACCAGTTGTTATATGATTATTTCAGAACTTGACTCCGACACCTTAATAATAAATGACCTTTCAGCGGTTCGCCCGTCTGAAGTTGTTATTGTATTAGTAATAACATATCGTGACCCATTAGTACCTCCAGACAGCCAAACCGTTGCAGTAGTGGTAGTGTTTGACGAGCTATCCTTAGTAATACCAGTTTGAACAACAAAAGCACTTGTACTAATCGTATCAGTATCGAGCCAATCAGACCAATTTACCTGATAATCAAGAACCTCTTGTGGATCTTTTACAAACTGCTGCATTATAATACCTTACTATCATTTTATTTTTTTTAATCGGAGTTAACGTCAATATCACCGATTGCAAACTTCGGTTTCCGCTACATTAGAGAATGACATTTTTTACTCCTTATTAAATTATTATGCTTCTGTTTTCATAGTCTACTTCTAAAGTTCTATTATCTGTCAGAATAAATATCGTTCTTTCGTCAGGTGTTATTATTATTTCCGTTGAAACATCGAGCCCGATCCAATACCCGAGAACGTTCTCACTGTCATCGGTGGAAAACGAACTATCGGGAGTCAGCGGGATAAAAAGCAAACTGGTTATCCCGAACGTAGCCAGGTTCATGGCGCTTCTCCGGAGATCGACGGTATCGAAAGCCATCAGCTCATCGCCCCCGAGGTTTGTGTTGTTCCGTCGTCGGTCAGCGTTCTGGTTCCCAAAGTGCTGACCCCATCACTCTGATAAATCGTATGCACGCCAGTATCTTTATTGAAAGTTGCTTTCTGTATTGCAGAGTGAACTAAATATGCAAGTTTACCCGCAAGGGCGGCCCCGTCGGCTGGCTTTGCCGTTACCTCTGCAAAAGCGGAAAGAAAAACAGTTTGCAGCGCGTCGGTATCCGCGAGAACCGCATCAACCACGGTATCAATTGTATCGAGTTTTCCCTCATTGGTATCGCCCTGGGAGGTCAATTCATCGAGGATAAGATCGACACGCCCGCCGTTCGTGATATCGGTTTGCAGCTCGTTGGTATCGGCTACAATCGCCGCGAGTTGCGTGCTGTTGCTATCCATCTCCGCCCGGTTTTCCGCTGCGGTTGGAAGCGCGGCGTGCTCCGCCGGTAGAGTGGTTCCGGTATCTACGAGAATGGCGTCTGCCGTGGTATCGATAATATCTATTTTCGCATCAATCGCCGACAGTGCGCCCGGGGTATCATCGGTCTGGAGTTCGTTGGTATCAGCGAGGATAGCATCGAGAATCAAATCAAGCCTCCCGCCGTCTGCCCAGTCTACTACTACCGTCGATCCGGTATTGAGAACGGCGAAATAACTATCCCCGTCCGGAATCGTCGCCCATGCCGGTGTAACCGTCGCTGTTTTAGTCGCGCCGTCATATCCTACACAAGTCCGGGCCTGTCCTGCTCCGGTCCCTAAAACTATGGCGATCAGTTGCCCTTTGTAAAAATCATTTACCGCTGAGGCCCCGGCATCAAGATCGATTGTCGTTACTCCTCCGGCATCGCCGCATTGAGCAACCCGCACAACAACGGTAGAATAAGTTGTCCCTACGGCAAGGCCCATCGTGCCCGCTCCGGTATGCCCTGATTGCGCCTCATCCCATACCGCATCTGCAATACCTTCCTCGGTAAGAGCCGATCCACCGGCGTTATCCGCTGTCTCTTTTACCACCGATCCGGCAACCGCAGATGCGTAATCCGTACCGCTGTCGGTATTAAATAGGTCGGCAAGCGCCGAAGCCTGAATCTCGTCAACACTCACATCGGCCACCGCCGTATCGAGTTCCGCCTTTGTCGGGGGATCGTAAGCGGTAAGTGCGTCAGCGCACTCGCTTTGTACCTCAGCGTCCCAATTGGCGTTCCAGGGCACCGCTGTAAACTGGTCTCCTGTCCCTCCCGCTTCGGTAAGACCGGCACCTGCTGCCCCTATCTCTGCGGTATCAACCAAAATGTCATCGACAATCCCGTCAACGGTATCAAGTTTCCCGTCATGAGTGGCTAATGCTGTTGCGGTCGCCGCGCTATCGGTCCCGCGCATATCGGAATTGGTCGTACAGGTATCGGTAAGCACAACACCCGCAACTTTATGAGTCGTTGGATCATACCCGGTATCGGCAAAGTCTTTTAAATCGGTTGCGGATTGTGCGACTCCGCCGATCATGGTCAGGTTTGCATCCACTTCACCAGTTGCCTGGATATCAAGGGTGCGTCCTGCTGTCGTCGGGCGCAAGGTGCAGCCGATTGAAAACCCGCCCACCCAGGCGTTAAGCGTTCCGCCGTCAACGGTCACACCTTCAATGCGGACAAGATACCTCGACCCTGCGGAATAAAAACCGGCGTCCGTATTGTCACTTAAATCAATATGGATCATGTGGTTTCCAGTAATACTATCGAAATCAATATCAACGGTCATCCCGTTATCACTCGCCCGTTGCGTCGCACTTCCATCCTTGTGGATCTCAATATCCCCGGCGGCCAAATTTGTCATCGTGACCGATGCCGTCGGGTCGTCGGATGAAAAAGAATTTACCGGTATATGAACCGTTTCCGTAGTGTCAAAATCGCCTGCATTATACATTATATTCCTCTTCCTCCTAATGATCCGGATAACGCTTTACCGTACAATCCACCAAAACGAACCGCACCCGAGGGCGGTGCTCCTCCGGTATCTATCCAATCCGCACCTATAAAAAATTCTGCGCTTGTTCTTGTATCTCCGTTTATATCGTCGGTAAATGTTCCGGTTAAATCCTCCCCGGCCTTAAGAGTATCAATTGCATCTCCTCCGGAAGCAATACGGTAATCATTGGCATCATAATTGATAAAATTACTTGTTCCGTCGTGAAAATTGCCTATCAATGCATCCGGGCTATCATCTTCTCCATAATTTTTAGCTGTTGTCCCGAAGCCGCCACCGTCGTCAGCATAATCGGCCCCACCGGTATTTCCCTGAGCGAGATTGTTTTTAAACGTATATGTACCGAGGCTGTACACGTCATCCTGATAAAAATTATTATAATTTTTAATGCAGGTATTATTACAACAATAAACGGTTTGCCCACTTCTAAATCGTGAGAAATGTATTCCTGCGTCTGTACCTCCATCACCGACGCCATATACTATGTTGTTTGTTAACTTAACATTATTATAATAATAATAAACTTCGATCCCAAAAACTGAATTACTGTCTCCAGCAATTAACATTCTATTTATTTTTATTTCACCGCCAGCTCCAGATTCATCTATCTGTATCCCTTTATTGCCGCCTCCAGCTATATTTAAGGCTATTTTTTCAACGATAACATCAGTAAGATTTGCTCCTGAAGCACCGTCGTCCAAATTGGCAAAACAATCGTTTGTACCAAATGCTACTCTGGCTCCATTGCCATAGGCTCCACCATTATGTTCTGCCCCTGTTTTTGCAACTAAATGAAGCGTATTTCCATTACAGTCTACATCGTATGTAATGTATCCGGTAATTGCAGTTTCCTCATCCAATCCCAATCCGTATAAATCACCTGTCAATTGAGCTGCAAAATCAGCCTCAAATGCAGTCCATGTAGCATAAGCGGCGGCAGCGCCTATTTCATACGACCCGCTTGCAATAGATGCATGTTTCTGGTCGTTCTCCGTTGATTTCCTATGGAATTCATCTTCATGTTTTAAAAGGTGAGTAAATGATCCATCAGAAATAATTATCGGCCCACTCTTTCTTGAAAAATCATATATCTGCTCGTATTCTCCGAGAGTTATATAATGTTTTTCAAGCAATTCAAGTATGTCAATAAAATAATCACGCCGCCTTGCTGGTTTTACATAACCATTCTTTACTTTGTAATCCCACGGGTAATTTCCATAGTTGTCTGTTGCTACTGTATATTTCCTGAAATCATTTATTACAGGAGTAGACAATTTGAAATTTGTTTCAGTTCTTCCATAATAAGGCACATTTGGGAATTGTAATAAAAGAGTAGAATAGCCAACACGCCAACCACTATTTAATCCAATAGGGCTTATATCAATTATCATACCATCACGCCATGATGTATAATGACGTGGGTCATTCAAATCGGGAAAACGGGAACCGAGTTTTACTAGTATCTCGGTTCCGCTGTAATCAAGGTTTCTGCCGAAAAACTTTCTCAAAAAGCCTCCGGATTTGTTATCTCAACGCTTTGCAATCCACTGTCAACATATATGAGATACCATTTAATTTCAATATGATCGGTAACGTAAACCATTGCCCGAACAATGGCAAACTGCTGCACGGTATCAATGTTCCGTATCCAGTAGCTTTTCATATCGGGAATGGCTTCGATTTTTGTTATCAAAGCATTATACCCAGATAGATTTTCCTTGAATGCCGGAACGTAGCTTGTCAGCACTTCCTCCGATCCTCCGCCCTCGTCGTAAACAACGAAACGGTGTTTTACCGATATCCCGTTTCCATTGTCACGTTCCAGAACATTGACATCGTATACCGTGTATTTGATTTCAGGAGTTGATTCTCCAGCTACCTCGACAGGTGTGCCGACTTCGGATATATAGCTTAACCCGGCAAGAGCAGTGATGTATTCTGATTTCGTTGCCATTTAGTATCCTTTCATTTTTGATCTCATTTTAATTTTATATGAAACTATCGTGCAATATTTCATTGTATAATAAATTCATAACAGTATTGTTATTCCTGTAATCTTGCCCGCTTAATACTTGGCTTTCCCTATTTGCATATAAATTGCCGCATATTAATTTAATTGCAGATTTAATCGTACTCGGTATAGCCGCTATAGTCGTCCATCCACATACAAATTGTATGACTATTGGATTTGAAGTATAGGCAGTAAATGAAGGCCAGGCGACCGAATAAGGTAATACTATTCGCCCGCATTGGCTCCCATTTGTTTCAACGATATAATCATTGCTAACTGTCATCGTTGTTTGTGTTCCGTCGCTATCGGTATATTTCACATGGGTAATACTTTGCAAATTACCGAATGGTATTTTTATGTATCTTTCGGTTGGGAAAGCGTCGATATAGTAATTCCAGGTTTGGATAAATAGTTTTCTCGATGTAATACTTTCTACATGTTCTCTTCCCGTTCGGATAATATTTACTAAGTCTTCGTTTATGCTATAATCGTCAGCGTCAATTCTTAAATGTGTTTTTAATTCACTAACGGCTATAGGTTCAGACGTAGGGGCCGTATTTATAACGAGTTGCATTACTCTATATACCCCTGAACGATAACTGTAACATTTCCAGCCCCAGACGCATCAGCCGTCAATGCGGTTGCAGCAGTTACCTTTATCGGGCGTGTAAATACCAACTCTAATGAAGAATTAGCCGCTCCGTAGAGCGGCCCGATCAATACCGTATCGACGCCATCTGACGATTCCCCCTCGCCAATAGTAACTGTTATTGCGGCACCAAAAGATACCGCAATGCGCTCAATATATATTGATTGTCCCGCAACGGCAGCGACTAGCGTCTCACAACCTGATAAATCGGCACTATTGCCATTAGCTACAAACCCACGCTCTGCAACGTTGTTAGTTACAAGTGTTATAGCCATTATGACCTACTTTGAAAGACTTTGACGTAATCAATATAAATCGTACCGATACCGGTATTATTTGACGATACAGCCTTGCTTACATTAATATATGGCTGTACCTTTGCTTCTGATGCACTTAACGTGGTAGACATATCAGACGTACCAACGAGAGTTTCATCAACATAAAACTTTACCGCTGCTGTATTGGTACAATCAATCCGGTAAATATTATATGTATCTGCAACCAGTATAGTACTTGCGCTGTTGTCATTGTCGTCGGTATCGCCATTGTCTGTTTCCCACAGGAGTGCTGTCTGAGCCGCACTTTCGACTTTGAACCATACGTTTGTGGCAATGTTATCTAAAACAGCATTATGTGCGCTTGCAAGTCCGATAACAGCCTGGACATCTTCGGTTCCCGTTGTCGGCAACACATGAAAAGTCAGCCTTGCTTCGAAGATAAGCCCCTGCGCCATACTCAGACAAAGATTATCTCCAAAATGTAACGCGGCAATCTCTGCATTATCGTCAGAATCAAGGGTCAATTGCAAGACACCATTTATTTCACTGGCAACCAGTGCAATGGCTGTATTGAGATTTGTCTCGGTCGTTCCCCAGAAGGTTGTATTATACGCCTCTCCGAGAAAGTCATCATTGACAACAACCGGATACATCGGGAGCAGTGTTTCGCCGTTTGACCCATCGTAGAAAACCTGGCGACCGTGCGCGAACTTCGAATAATTACATTTTACGATACTCACAATAAACCCCTTTCACTCATATAGAGCACTGACGTTTTAGTCAGCGAAATTAGTTTTTTCCTTTTTCGGTTTTACCGGATCTGATTTTTTTGCTTTTCCTGCCTCTTCACATATGACTTGACGAGCAATTTCTTTTATTTGCTCTATCTCATCAGATTTAAATTTTCGTGCCATTTTTTATCCTTTGTTATGGCGACAGGAATTACCCTGCCGCCTTCATTAAAATGTTAGGTTAGTTGGGTTGCCGTAAGCTCCTGGTACCGCAGATTGATCAGTTTTGCCGTAATTGAGCCATCGACCGCATCACTTTGCGTCTCGGTGGCTTTCAGACGAACGTAACTGTTGCCATACGTGCTATTAACCGCTGCAGCGGCAACGGTAGCGGCATCCACCTCGATAAGAACAATGCGATTAGCCGTCCCAACCGAAAGCCCTGTCGATGCACATGCCGTAACCGCACCCTGCGTGTCTCCGGAGCTCACGACCTTATACCTGAATGCAATAGCCGTCGTATTGCTCGGAGTGGCGTTGTCGCATGCTTCGATTGTTATCGTCGCTGCACCTGAACCTGCATTGGCATTTGTGAGAACTTCGAAAACAACACCGTCAGCATTTTTCAGATTGATAACATCTGTTGCCGGATCTCCGCTGAAAATATCTTCATTGGCCGCAACGAAAGACGAATTCCCGCAATGTACGGGGTGAATCGATTCAAGAATTGACTTCATTTTTCTTCTCCTTTTTTAGTTATTTGGCCCTGTTTCCAGGGCCATTGATTAATTATTCCCGTGTATCCAGAACGATGAAATGCGACTGCGTATTGCTGCCTTTGTACGGGGTAAGCGCAGAAGCACGCCAAGGCTGTCCATCCATACGGAGGACAAACCGAAGAACGCTTTCATCATAAACGAACCGAACATGGATACTCATATCCTGTTTCAGCCCGCCCTTCTCCGCCATCAGATAACCGTCTCGAAAGTTGGCAAGGATAATATCACCCTGCGTTCCAAGGGTCGCACATTGCTCGATTGCATAGGCCGGAAGCCCCATGATACGACCGTAAGGGCTGACACTGAGGCCACCCGGAGGCATGTAAATGGGCGTTCCACCGGTACCGACAGCCGTGCTCATCAAGAACAACTGAGGCTCGATATCCTGATTGTAGTACCAAGCGTAGTTGGCAGTCTGCGCGGCGAACCGACGTGCGTACATATTCACGATATTTTCCGCCACTATTGTCGCTGCCGCCTGGCCGGTTTCTGCACCAACCGAGACAAGGCAGCCAGCGTTCATAATACCAAGTGCCATCCCGGCTCCAGAGCCATTGATGATATCATCCTGAACCTGGAAATTGAAGGCAGACTGGAAGGCCGAACTCACGCGGGTTTCCATTGCCGGGGCATCCATCATCAGCTCATCGGTAAGATAACAAAGGCCTATAAGCTTTTTGAGTGAAAGCTCGACTTTGCGGAACTTCGGTTTGCTTGCAGTCTTTTCCCCGGCCTCTTCGTCATGATAAACGACAATCCCGCCGGCGGTGCTCGAAGCTCTCGATGTTTCATCGAATCCGTTCACCTTGATGCTATTTGAGTTGCCGGAAATAGGCAGCTTTTCGCACTGCCCGGCAATAAGGCCGTTACCGAACAGGTCTTCGTAAAGTTTCGTAGTGAAATCTGACTGGACCAGAAATCCGCCCTCGGAGCCGACTGTCTCATTGAGTCCGGATGCGGCGTTATGAAGCCTCGGGTCAACATGACCGTTGGGTTTCCCGGCGTTGATAATCGCTCCAAGTTGTTCGCCAAGGCTATTGAATTTGTCGCGGTTTTTGTCGTTTTTGACTTCAATTCTGGAGTCTTTCGGAACCGTCAGGGCATCACCGGGCTTTTCGAGTGCATCGGCAATGCGAAGTTCACGCTCACGGACCTTGATTTCGTCCTGTATCTCTTCGACCTTATCAAGCAATTCGGTTTTGAGATTTTTTTCAGCTTCTAAAAGACCGCGATTTTCCAACGTTGCCTTTGCATCGATATCGGCCGACGCTTTCATCAACTGTTTCAACTCATCTTTGAGCTGGGTAATGGTTTTCATACTGCTTTCTCCTTTTGAGTTATTGATTTTGTTTTTTCCAACAATTCGACAACCGGGTCAACCAATTTTTTGGCCTCTTCAATATGGTCAACCGTGTCGCCCTCTTCACCTTGTGGCTTTTCACCAGCATCTCGCTGATCGGCACCGGTATCTTTTTGTGCATCTCGCACATCGGGATTATCGGGTTCGCTCCGGGCATCTCGCTCGTTACGAAAAACCTTTGCCACTATATCCTTGGCCTGATTCCGGGAATACCCTACATCTCGCAGGTTTTTCTCCAAATCACGCTCGTTAAGATCCTTTTTGTTATCGGTAGTTGCTTTATTTCGTATTTTCAGCCTGTCGGGTACGTTGTTATATACCGATAGATCGTATTTTCCTTCAACAGGTTCACCGTCATACACTCGATCAACAAGGCCGATATCCAAAGCTTCTTGTGCGGTAAACCACGTTTCTTTATCCATATAATCAAGAAACTCGGAAGCTTCTTTACCGGTCTTTTTAGCGTAATCGTTCGCTATAGATTGATTTATTTTTTCATGAAGCGATATTTCTTTGTTTATACTTTCAACAAGTTCCTGCATTGACTTTATATTGAAATATCCCAACACGTCAAGAATACTTAATGCGTTATGTATCATTAAAAACCCGCCATCAACAATTTCGATTTCATCGGCGCCCATAACAAGAAACGATGCGGCAGAAGCAGCAAGGCCATCGATATGTGCGATCACCTTTGACTTATGCTGCATTATAGCGGTTTTCATCGCCCGCGCCGTGAAAATATCACCACCCCCGGAATCGACACGAAGATGGATAGTTTTAGCCTTTATCTCATTAAATTCTTTAATGAAATCCGTTTGGTCAATTCCAAACCAGCCGCCTATATCACCGTAAAGGTAAATCGTAGCCTCATCGTCTTTGTTCTGAATATCTATCTTGTTTTCCATCCGGCGTGATGCCATTTTCCGCATTGTAATCATTTGCAAAATCCTTTTTTAAGTTGCAAAAAGTTTCATTTTTTTAACAAATGTATTGTCAGGTTCACCCTCATCAGGATTGTTTTCATCCGGTTTAGGAGCTGAACCGTTTTGGTTTTTGCTCAAATATTCAGAGAACTTACTCAACGGTATATTGCCGGTAGGCGCCCAAAGTTCATCGGCAAGAGGATCATCACTTGGGTTCATATCCTCTTTTTCTCGGGCTTCGTTCGGCGTCATTATGGTACTGCCGATCATTAATTTGTAAAATTCCGCCCGTTCTTTTGAATTTGCCCGTAAAAGTCCCTCTAAAACGTGCTTGAAATACATCCCGGCTTCATATTGGCGTTTGCTTAATAGTTGCACATCGTATATCTGCTCAAGATGTATCGCCCACGGCAGAATCGTATCGATCACATACGAAGCGTTTTCCGCTTCGATATTATTGAACGATGATTTTGTCATGTCTTTTAGTTTATGCGGAGGGATGTTAAACCATCGGGCAATATCCGTGATATGGTGCTGTTTTGATTCCAAAAACTGCGAATCTTCAGGAGAAAAACCGATTTTTTCTATCTTCATTGCCTCTTCGAGAAGCATTAATTTATGGGAATTGCCTAACCCGCTGTAAGTTTCGGTCAATGCACGCCTCATGTTATCATGTGCTTGTGCCGACATTGCCGGGCCAGGGTGCGACACTATTACCCCGGGGTGCGTTCCTTTTCCAAAGAAATTGGATGAGAACGTTTCCATTGCCATACCCCACCCGATATTTTTCCGAGCCATGGTAATGGGGGAATATCCGACAAGTCCGTCAAAGCCAAACCCGGCAATATGGAGTACTTTGTCACGTTTTAGGGTAATTTCGTCACTATCAACCCTGACATTATAAACAAGTTCCTTGTTTTCAAGCTTCGGAGTGACCCGGTTCGGCGTGATCGGCCATAGCTCAACGATGTCCCCGGTTCCATTCGTAACCTTTTCAGCATACCCGTTGCCCCAAGTAAGGACATGGGACATAATGCATTCACGGCCTATTTTCGCCGTCATGAACGGGTTAAATTGAGTATGCATCACCCGGTAAAGGCTATTTTCAGTCGCGTATCGCGTTTTTCTGCCCTTATGTTGCCGTAAATGGAGCGGGAGACTGCCGCAAGTCGATGAAATCTGGTAAACAGCGTTCCAAACGGCGCTGTATGTCAGCGCATTGTACTCATTTACGTTTTCGCCGGAAGGGGTTTGAGATCCGTAGACGTTCCAAAATGCTGAACTCCATGCCTTCGGATCATTCAAGGCAAGATCGTTTTTGAAGAACTTTTTAAGATTTCCGAAAAATCCCATTAAGTACGCTCAATGGTTAAATTTGACCTTAAGCGGTCAATTCAACCTTAAACATACTTAAAAGTGTATAGAAATACGATGTTTTTTATACAGAAGTGTATAAAAACTGTGAAATATTAGGAAAATTTAGGAAATTGATAGCTTATTGAGTAGCAAACGACCATGGAATTACCGGTAGAATACAGAGCAAAAATGGAATCGGCATAGCTTCACGTTTTATAATTGCACACGATACCATGCCTGCAACACCGATGCCACCGATCGCAATTTGAACAATTCCGAGCCGTTTTCGCCCTGATTTAATCTGACAATATCCGGGTATCAACCCAAAAGCTGATTTTTTCTGCTGTTTAAACTCCGATGGGATATTGGTTGTGCGCCTCATCCCTGTGTTATCCAAATCGGCAATAATCATTTTATCGGTATACCCAGCATGGCGATATTTGAACCAGCGTTCGCGTGAAATACCTATACTATCCCACGGGCATGAGTAATATTCGGTAATCCCGATTCCATTACCTATCAACAACCTGATCGAATCTTCAGGCATACCATTTTTTTGAGCAATGGCATACTCCTTTGATGTAATCCCGAGCTTTTCCCACGGTTTAATGCTTTGTGTAAAATAATCTTGAGAGAAACAACAGGAAATCATAGCGAAAAGGATCAAGACTGACTTCATTTTTTACCTTTCAATATCTCCTCGATTTTCTTCTCGTACTTCTCCGGGATATCAACGAAATCATTCAACCACTGGTTAAGGTATGCGTAAGATACTCCGATCATTCTGGAAAGGTCTTTCCTACTGATACCGGATTCTTCAATTCTTTTTTTCAGTTTTTTCATTTTACACATTGTAAGTCCTTTTTTATAAAAATAATAGCTTGTCCTGTCTTGTCTCGTCTCGTCCAGTTCTGTCTAGTCATGTCATGTCTAGTCACGTTTTATTTAAACAATTTAGTTAAATCCTCCAGTTTTGGCAACTCAGCTTTTCCTGATTCGAGGATATTGTCATGTGCTCTTTGAGTGCTGAAAAGGTGAATCGCTGAAAATTGAGCGGTTGCCGTAACGTGCTGTTTCTGCATCTCCGGTGTGAGTTCGGGAAGCTTAACGGTGTACAGCTTTCTTTTTGCCCGGTATGCCCGGCGTCTGATTGAATCAGTATCGCGGGAAGAATTCAATACAACCTCGTCGCCGTTCATGCACCTGATCTTGTGTTCCTTATACTGGCGTTCCCATACTACGCCGTGATTGTTGATGCAGTACCGGATTGCACTCAACAGTTTTCCGTAATGCGGAGTACCGACGGCAACTGAAAAACCGCATTTGATATTGAGTTGTTCATCAGTGAATTCGTTCCCCGGTTTTCCATTTTTCAGCGCGTCGATAAGCGCCGATGTGATTGGGTGCCGGTTCGATATGTGGTTAACTTCTTTGGTTTTTTCAAACATTTTGTTGTCCTTTGGTTAAAAATGAAGTCTTGTCCTGTCGGGTTTGGTCATGTCATGTCGCGTCTTGTCCAGTCAGGTCAAGTCGAGTCATGTCGAGTCCGGTCCTGTCGCGTCAAGTCGCGTCGGGTCCCGGTTTATTTTAAATTGAATTATCATAGTTAAAGAAAACTTGTCTTGTCTTGTTGGGTCGGGTTTTGTCACGTCGCGTCCCGTCGGGTCCCGTCTGGTCTCGTCTGGTCCCGTCCCGTTTATTTGACCATTACTTATTGATGATAAACTTCTCAACCGTGAACCGTCCGAAATACCCACCATTACGTGGACGGAAGAAACCGATTCCGATGAATTTACCAGCATGGCCCAGATATTCTTTGACCTTTTCCGGTTTATCGATCAGAATGGGGTCGAGCAGCATGATTTCAACATCCGCCTTCCACTCCTGAATTACCGGGAATGTTTTCCAGACGCGGGTACCTCCGCCCTTTTTGCCATCGGAAGGAACAAATAACCGCAACGGTTCAAAGGCTTCCGCTTTGACGCCGAGGCTTGCAGGCTGAACGCATAGGATACCGGCCTCGAAATGCTTCGTGTACGTTGCCTTGCCCTTGCCGGGGACCGTCTCGGATAGGTAGCGAGCGCAGTCCGATAGGCAGTTTTTAATCGCCATTGGCGGAATAAAAACAATGCCATCTTTGTCTACGTGCTGCCGTTCCCGCCAGGTGCGATCTTCATAAGCATCGTGATTTTCTCCAGTGTTCTTCTTGCTCTGTATTGCCCTCGATTGTCCGTAAGGGCTTGCGGATTTTAATGATGCAATTACGGTTACCATATAACCGCCTTTCTTTGTTAAAATGAAGTCCTGTCCTGTCTTGTCGAGTCATGTCGTGTCCCGTCTTGTCTGGTCACGTCTCGTCAAGTCCAGTCCCGTCATGTCCCGTCCGGTCCAGTCCGGTCATGTCGGGTCGGGTCAAGTCGGGTTGTGTCCCGTCTTATCCAGTCTGTTTTTGTTATTAAATATAATATTAATAATAATAATATGCAATGTTTTTCTATGAAAGTTGAAAAAAAGTAGAAAATTAACTATGGAATTACAAATAAGGTATCTGTTTTACCGACTACTAAATGCTGTATATATTTAGTTGTCAGTTTTTTACCATTTGAAATTACATCGGCGCTAAATATAGCGACTACTGAATCTCCAGGATTTGCTTTTATTGATAAGCAAGTACTATCAGGATAAACGATTCCTACTGAATCCCCTTCAAGAAAAATTGTAGCCATATACCATACAATTTTAAAATCAGTATTATTTATTGGAGAGTAGCACGTTGTAACAGTTTTTCGATTGTCTATTACAGGATTAATAACATTATTTTCCATACAAGTTACTACAAACATTGATAGTATTATAATTATCGTTTTCACATATACCAGCCTTTTTTATATGATTTATTTTTTCTTAAACCTGCACCGAATTATCGATTCCCGCGGAACCCGCACCGACCCGACTATTTTTTCACTCAAAAGGTGTCCATGCTCTATCCATAATCTGATGGTCCTTTCAGTGACTCCAAAATATTCTGCTACTTCGAATACGGTGAACAGGCTTTTTTTCGGCAAAAGCGAATCGTCGCACTTTTCGCTCATACCATCCGTCTCGAATTGAATTTGCACCGTGTAATAGAGCGCATCGGAATCCGCCCGTTCCGTTCCTCTAAATGGCCGTGGTCAATCCATACTTTTATGGTCGCCTCGGACGTTTTGAAGTGTTCAGCTGCTTCAAAATAAGAAACTTCCTTATCCGTTTCCTGTTCGACCGCTGCCGGTTTCGGCTGTTCCTGCTGTTCCGGTTCGTTGCTTTCTGCTGCTTTAACATCTTCATCCACTTTGTTTTTACTGCCCCTTGGTCGTGCCATTATTCCTCCTTATGTTTTGGTTCTGAACCGGCCTTGTAATAAATAGATTCTATCACCGGCACTCCGTTGTTGTTATGTGACGTTTTTTTTAATCTGAATTCGCGTCCTTCATTTTCAAAATCATTCAAAGCTGAAAAAAAACCCTACTTACTCTGATTCCATCAACGATTATAACATCTGCATCGTGCGGGACCGTGTATTCAATCATTGTTCCTCCTGTTTTATATTTTTTTAATAGAACATTCTTTGAACCAACCTTCATTTAGCTTTTTACCTATAAACCATTGGCAAAGATACCTACCGTCATGGTGACAGCTAGATATTCCAGTGAATACCATTTTAGGACCACCGGTTTTTAAACGAACGAAATCACCAGTATTGATATCATTATTAAAAAAACTTGTGTGCAACTGTTTGCCATTGAATGCAATTACATCAACATTTTTTGGAACCTCATGAATTACCATTATTCCTCCTGTTTTAAATTATTCTGCAATATAAATTTCAGTTGGTCGCATATATTCATTAATTCCGTTTTTTGCATCTGCCTGCCAATCAAAAACCTTTTCGGTATCCGGTTTATCTTCAGATTTAACGGCATAATGTATCTGACAACCGGCAATAATAATATGTTTCTTTTCAGATCCTATTTTCGCGAACCAGTTTGATGATCCGTGGTTTGTTTTTATTCCAAGAAAACTATCGCTTAATATTTCAACGTTTCCCCATGCTGCCCTATACTGTTTTCCGTCGGGAGCAACAAACCAATTGTCGGTAGATATCAGATACTTGTTTTTGCTGCCATTTATTCCAAGTGAATTTCTCGGTGCGTTAGTTGTCATTAATACCTCCATAGTATTGCGTTAAAAAAATGAAAAATAACTTGCATCTGTGTCTGATAAAGCCATCCTATTTTTTATTGCAATCTGTACATTATTATTCCATCAACAAAGCCATATTTCAATGCAGATGATGCATTGAAACACGTTTCATTATCCATCATTCTTGAAATATCTTCCCGTTGAATAGAAAGCCCTCTTGTCATATAAGCATCTATAATCATAGATTTTATTTGACGCAATATATCACTTGAATATGTGCTTTTATCCAAAGAGTAAACACATGGGTTTTTAATAATAATATTAGATTTTGGTGTCATATATATTTTTTTACCTGCCATTGCAATAACTGAAGCTATTCCGGCTACAATACCATCAATTATGACCGTGGTGTCATATTCATAATTTTTAATTAAATTGTAAATGGAAAAACCTTCAAATACTTCACCGCCATTTGAATTTATTTCAATTTCAACATTGCTATTCGATTCTATATACAAATAGTCACGCCATTTATTTGCTGTATGACAACCATTACCTATTTCTCCACTTAAAATAATCTTTTTCATAGTGCCATCCTATTTTGCCTCTCTCATAATTCCAATATCTGCACCATTTGTAAGCACTATGATTTTATTATTTGGAAAAATTTCTTTCATTTCTTCTTTTATACGCACGTATATTTCCGTTTTTACACTACCATCAATTTTTACAACGATTACATCGTTATCCATTACCTGTAGAGTGGCAATGTTTTTTAAATATTGAATTTCAATTGGCTTTTCCATTTCTTGCCTTTCTGTTACAATGCCATCCTACTCATAATTTCGTTGTATTCCATCTCTTCATAAACCGACTTAACCGGATCTTGGTTTTCAACCGTTAACCCCACAGCCATTAACAGCGCAACCATATCGTCTATCTTATCGGCAGACTTCTTGCGGTCCGGCGCCATATTCAGATTAACGTCTCTCCGCGTAACGATATTCGAGGCACACCAGTTTAAAACCGGATCACCACCATGTTTTATTTTACCCGATACGTACAGCTTTTCCAGCTTTTTCATTGCCGGGTGATAACTCTTTGTTCCCTGGATAAATTCAACGAGATTGATATTTTCTTTTATTAAATTGTTTGCCAGTTCGGTTGCGTTCCACCGGTCGAAAGCTATTTTTTGTATTTTAAACCTCGAATTTAACGCCTTAATATCCGCCTCTATCACATCGTAATCAGTTACATTGCCTTCAGTTCGTTTGATCAATCCAGCACTTACCCAGGCGGCATATGGGACGGTCCCGCGCTCGGTGCGGTACTTGATTGCATCCTCCGGGCACCATCGCCAACCGTAGGTAAAATACAGGCCGTCTACTTCCCATAGCAACCGGAGCGCCGCAAGGTCCATCGTGCTTGCCAGATCAAGCCCGCCGTAGCAGGGATAATCTTTGAGAAATTCAAGGTCGATTTCCGACGAACAGGCCCGCCATTTAATCAGGTCAATCCATCCTCCAGCGGTCGATGCCTGCCGGTTGAGCCGTTTAATTTTAAATTCGGCAAGCTTTGACGGCATCTGTTTAGCTTCGATCGCCTCTTTCCGTATCGCTGCAAGCAGATAAGGGTTACACTCTATCAGCGGGTTGGCCTTTACCCATTTCGATTCATCGAAATCATCATCCCCTTTTATCCCGGCAGTCTTATCCTCATCATCGACCGCCCAGAATAGCGCGAGAAAATGATCTGCGTCGTTTCCGAATACCCCAAGAAGCAGCTTTTTCGCAAAGTCCCGTAATTCCCCCCATGGTCCCGGCGACGTGTACCCCTCGGTGGTAGTATACAGCCATAACGGGTTAGAACGTGCCCCTGCCGCCGACGTAAGTACGTTCAGCAGGTCAGCGGTCTTGTGGGCGTGTATCTCATCCAGCGCGGTATGGGAAGGGTTTAACCCGTCCTGCGTGCTTGCCTTTGCATTTATAGGTTTAAAACTCGCGCCAGTTTCGTATCTTGTTATTGAATTTGCCCATGTTTTTAAATTAAACGCTTCCCGCAGATCCGGAGTTTTATCCACCATCTTATATGCTGGAGTCCAAACTTTACGAGCTTGATCTCCTGTGGTTGCAGCGCTAATTATTTGAGCCCCTGGCTCTGGTTCACAAGACATACAATAAAGCATAATACATGCTGCAAGAGTTGATTTTGCATTTTTTCTGGCAATTGCAAAAAGTGCAGACGTAAATCTTCTTGGATAAAATAATCCGCATTCTCCATAATCAGGTATTTTTAATGGAACTCGCAACCTAAAACCAAATAATTGAACAACAAATAAAACATGCGATGGATGCAATATTATATTTGGCGTTTCCCATGTTCCCTCGACATGCGGAAGCTTTTCTATAAAATCACAGGCATTATCGGCGTGCCACTTATCGAACTTAAAGGCACAATCTTTTTTATTTGCCCGCTTTAGATCGTCTAAAAACCGTTGCGCTGCAAGCCGTATCCATCGGCCATGCCGTTTGTGTTTTTTGTCGGCAATGGCTTTTTTGGCGTACTCTATGGCTATCGATGTATAATCTTTCACTGATTATCAGCTTGCCTGTGCATTAAGATTTTCCGAAAACCTATTTTTGTTCTTATTCTTCTTTTCGCTCTTCGTTTTCGTCCGGCTCGAAGGTGTCATACCGAATTCAGTTAGGAATTTATGGCACAATTCCATGGCACGATGAGATATACCGACTAAAGGATTTTGCAATTCGTTTCCCTTGTCGCTAATTACTGTAAATCCTTTTCCGACTATACCTTTTTCCTCATCACCGTAAATTTCCAGTTGAGCGTCAACGAATTCACCCCATGCCTGACAATACAAAGCGAGTGCCGAATAGTCGATCTCTGTCAATAACCCATTATTATACAGTTTTTTCGATATATTATCCCATTCGGCTTGTGCTGAATCTGATAAAAACTCCGGTGCCGATGGTATTTCATCGGGGATATCAGGTTTCGGCTCTTCTTTGTTACGGCGGCAAGGTCGGTCGGTGCCGTTAATAACGTGAAATTCTCTTGGCTTTGGTTTTCTTCCTTGTGACATATATCATCCATGTTCCGTTAGCAATAAAAACTCACGCTACTTTGATTCCCACCATGTAGGCTGCGGCCTCCAATTGCCGCCTCCGGTACTTCCATCATCCGCTATTTTATCAAGGATAGAACTTTTAGAAAAATCATCTGGCGGATATATGCAGCCACGCAGTTTTAACATTTTCGGCATTTCTCTATCGTCCCACCATATAGCACCCTTTATTAAAGACCACGGCTCTTTCTTACTTTCGTGTGGATGAAAAAAAGCGGTGAGTGTTCCATCTGGCATTGGGCCTACCTCGCGCACTATATGACCATAATCTATATCCAAACCATTCCACCGTACGATTAAAAATCCAGCTCCATCGTCAGCAGATGTTTCTCGAACCCACATCCATGAACGAGCGTCGGTCGCTCCAACCTCCCATTCAGCAACATGCTTGCGGGAACAAATAATGACCGGATGAAACATGGCCTTGTGATAGCTTGGTCGAGGACCGCGTTTGATAAGATAGAGATTCATTTTTGCCTTTCTCTGGCGCGATGTCCGCTTGGTACAGTTTCATCGTTTTCTTTATTGACCCTATCCACCTTTTCGAGTACGGCAACTTTAACAAAATGCTGCCGCCTAACACCGGTTTTTACACATGCCGAAACAAATCTTTCGTGATCTGCGGCGGATAGTTTGATGGCTACTGTCTTATTCATGTTTTATATTTAACTTCGAAAAGGCAATTTTGCGCATATCGTTAAGATGTCTTTCAGTTGCGGACAGCTGACCAATACTTCCCGCGGCACCAACCGGACGAATACCAAGATCAAAAAGATCATTGCAGAGTTGCTGCGCCTGGCCTTCATTTATTACTATTCCATTGCTTCGACAAAACGGTGCAGCAGAATCCCATACTTCACCATCAAAAATGTATCGCAGTTCCGGATTTTCAGAATCCTTACAAACAATACCTATCTCAATATTGTTTCCGATACGAAAAAATTCTTGAAAAGCCCTTATTTGATGAACCTTATTTATTCTTGCCATTTATTAACCTCCACTACTATGTGCGGTTCAGCTTTTGCTTAACTATGTTGTTATGAATAAATATAATAAAAAATTATAATAAAATATTAAATATTTTTTATTTCTGGAATCGGGGTATATCCGGGTTCATAATTTCGGCCGTGCAAAAAGATGCC